CAATCGGCATTGACACTTTATAAGCCTCTGAAATCACGGCCCGCACATCATCAACAGATATGCCTACAATAGCACACGGGGCGTTTAACTTCCTGGCAATATACTTACTGATGGTCTTACGCCCGCTGCCTTCCTGTCCAACAAGAATTGTAAAACGAGGGTACTTATTATTTTCTACCAACTCGCCAATGCGTCTTTGTAGATTTACCTGTCCTATCATACGTTAATCTCCTCTTCGACAAAATCTCCGTTATCCTCCACCTCGCAACCCAGTCTATCTTGCGCCTCTTCAAGCCACTGGCGATCCTCTTCGTCAACATCCAACCCTAACGTTACACACTGGAGAAGTTCATCGACAAATGCCTGGGCGCCGTCAAGATCCTCAACGGCGTAGGTGGTTTGAAACCTATACTTATCCTGTAAACTGGCAATGCGTGCATATCCGGCGGGCGAAAGTCCCCACACTCTCATTGATTATCTACCTCCATACACCGCAGTACAAGAACGGCCTCAATCATCGCTTTCGGCGAAGTTTCCCACTTAATGTCCGCATTCAATTTAACAAGAGTTGCCAGCAGTCTGCGGAAATCGTCATAAGCGTGGTCGTTATACTGGTTCAGTTTGTCCTTATACATAGGAGGAATTTCTATGTACTCAAAGGACTTTGTACAACCATACTTGTTAAGGTCAAGTACAAAATTGGTATAAGTTTTGATAAACTGCTTCAAATCTTTACCATCTTTATGCACGCGCTCAATGGTAGTCATCGTCGCGGGCACGTCGTTAGTGAGGATGGCATCCGTCAAGAAAAACAGAGTATCGTAGTCCACTGTTCCAAGCGCCTTGATAACGTTCTCAACGGTAAGGTCTCTGCTATACGACAAACACTTATCCAGCAAGGTTATAGCATCCCGCATACCGCCGTCTGCAAGTTTGGCTATATATTCAATGGCGTCTGCGTGGTGTACTATGTCACCTATATCCCGCAGGTCTGGATCATTGTAGTCTTGGGAATTTAGGCGAATGACTATCTCGGTGAGCCTGTTTATAATACCCTGCTGGCTGATTCTCTTGAAGTCATAACGTTGCACCCGGGACAAAATTGTCTTTGGAATTTTCTGCGGATCCGTCGTACAGAAAATGAAAATGGACTTTGCAGGCGGCTCCTCAATCAGTTTCAGGAACGCTTGCCATCCGGTATTACTGATACTGTGGCACTCGTCGATGATGAATACCTTATACTCGCTATCGAGGCTCTTTGTTTTTGCCTGCTGAATAATGTCGCGCACGTCCTCCACGCTACTGTTACTCGCCGCATCCATCTCAATAGGATTTCCTTCGTGATGATTGATTTCGTTGGCAAAAATACGCGCACAGGTCGTCTTTCCAGTGCCCGCGCCACCGCAGAACAAATACGCGTTCTTGGTCTCATTATTTTCCAACTGTTGTTTGAGGATAATCTTGATAGACTCTTGCTCTACCACATCTTCAAACGTTTGTGGTCTGTATCGTACGGCCAGACTCTTTACTGCCACGGTATTATTCTCCTCTCTTTATCTACCGGTACTGCCGAACCCGCCGGCACCTCGGTCAGTCTTTTCTTCTATCTCGGAAACAACTTCAAGTTTAACCTCGGGAATTGGCAAAAACACAATCTGTGTCACCTTGTCTCCTGCAATAAACGTGTGGTCACCGTCAGAATCATTATACATTTTCACTACCACAGATCCAGTGTAACCACTGTCAATTACACCCTCGGCGCGCAGACCGGCCCTCATATTCAGTCCGCTCTTGCTTTTAAGAAATCCACAATAGCCGGGCGGAATAAGCACGTGAACCCCGGTGTCAATCAACACACTGCCCTTTGCAGGGACAAACGCCGGCCGCGGAGTTCTCAAATCGAACCCCGCGTCGGTATCGTATGCTTTTTCCGGAAGAAATGCGCCGTCGTCCAGTTTACACTTTATAGCCAAATGTTCCATCATTATCGTCCTTTCCGAAACTGTATCTTGCGTAGGTGATAGGCTCTCCATAACGATTTTTTGCCTTAATTTCTTTGGTCACGATGTTATATCCGTGACGATGCCTAAGATCCTCGATAACGGCCGGCAAGTTTGCAATGCCGAGGTCATTCATTGCCTCAGCCCGACTGATACTGCCGAAGTCATTGATGTAATCCAGCACCCTGTGGGCTTGTGTATAAGTTCTACCCATAATCAGTTCTCCTTTTCCGAAACGGCGCGCTCGAACGCGACTAAAACTTCAAGCACGTCCGCCAACGTCGCATAGTTTTGATAGCATCCTTTTCCGATACCCTTTGAGCAGAGCATATCCACAGTGTCGTGGATCTCCTGTGCGTCCGACTTATTATACCGGTCTACAATTTTTTGAAATTTTTCCTGTCCTGTCATTTATCTGTTCCTCCTTCTAAATATTTGACCAGTCTCTGGAATAGCCGCTCATCAATCACATAGAAGTTTTCTCCATCACCGAAATCAAATACCAGTGCTGAATAGTCCTTGTGCATTGCGAACGTTTCTTCCTTGTTCTTATCGAACCACTCCCGTTTCAGCGTAAAGGACTTGCGTGGCTCTGTACAAGTCTTACACTCCAGCAGAAAAGAATTTGTCCTAACATCGCCCTTACTGAACGCCGTGGCTCCACTGTTTGCAGTACGGGAACCACCAACTGCTTTGGCAACTCTTTTCTCCTGTTGCTTGGAATAAAATCGTGTCGGCCGTGGCACCGCAAGCCCTCCTCTCTATCTCTATAAATATTATACTACATATTTATGCCACGTGCAAGGGGTTAGAACAACTTTTTTCGTGCCGGAGAAATAGTTTTGGCGGGTGCTTTTTTGGGCACCTGTGGTACAACTATCTGGGTATCTTTTGTAACCGTATTCCCGAGCAGTCTATTGGCAACTCGCCGTATCTGCTCTGTTTTATATGGTAAAAATGCTCCCGTACTTGCGTTCCAATTCTCAAAACCATCTCGACACGGCACCTCGCGCTCAATCTCCGGGTACTTCTCCTGCAGTTCCTTCAACTCGACCGCCCACTTTGACCACGTTTCGTCCGAAATAAGATTGGTATCGAGGTCGTAGTAGATATACGAATGTACCAGCAACTGCAACCGCCGGCGCAAGATGAGTTCGGCAATCTGTAACTGCTCTCCTTGGTATCTCTTATAGAGCGGAATCATTCTTCGATAACAATAAATCCGTATTGACCATCCTGCGTGGACTTCACAAACTCTTCCATTGTCAGGTTACGCAATGGCTTCATACGCGCCACGCGATGACTATTACCGTAATTTCCATCATCGCAAATCAAGATACGGTAAATATTCGTGTCCTCCAGATGTTCTTTCACATACTCCGCAGATACTTGGGTAATTTTCATATCAATCCTCACTTTCTATTTGTTTGTCCACAAAATTCTGCACAACGCACCGCGCGTCCTCTTTGCTTATGTATAGTCCACATCCTTGACAAGGACAATAGCCCGGATGTCTATCATATTGACACGTAACAACTTCCACGTCTGCTACACTGCCAAGGTCCGGAAAGAAAAAACAATCTCTCCTATAATCATCCACGGCTCTCTTCTCCCCTTATTCCAACATCGTGTATAAGCAACTTGCACCTGTCTGATGCGGACATACGGTTCCACTCGTCACGCAAGTCCAAAAACTGATTAACAGTCAGTCCGTGCGCACTCAACTTTTCCGCAAACGTATTACCCTCGGCTAAACTGCGCGTATTCTCATAAAGTCGGTGCAACATAGACTTTACGGTTAAAATGGCGTCCTGAAACCCTTCCTTACGCTTACCGGTGTAGCCGTGGGCATATTTAAGTTTTTCTTTCAGATGTTCCTGCAACCACCGATACTCACACTCACTCACTGCGTATCTCCTCCTGTTCTATAATGGCAGACTTAATTATCCAGCCTTCCCAAACAATTCGTTGTAAATAATTCCTGCGATAATCTTCTATGGCGATCCTTAATTCTTCCTCGGTCTCGAACGGATTTACGTAATGATGACCTCCGCACTCAGGCCCCATACCGAAAAACTGACTGACCGGATTTGTTATCGGCTTGCCACACCTCATACAATACTGAGTTACCCGACTTGTAATGTCACCGTGCAGTTTCATATAGACCATTCCGGCAGTCTCTTTCTCTATTGTGCCTACCATCGTACGGAGCGGCATAGGAATATTGTTATTCCACTTTTTCATAAAATCGAAGTTACTGTTTGCCGGCTTGGTCATATACTGTCGCACAGTCACTTTGTAAAGAACATCTGGGACGCTCTCTAAACGTGAATTTTTACGCTCTGTCGCATCCTCCGATAGCGCGTGAAGAACTACACTACTACAAGACTGGTTCAACTCCAGCAACGTAGTATACGCGTCGTCCACAGAGTCAAATTTTTGCCCGTTTATCTCTACTGCGCCTTTCCAGTTCTTGATAGCGTCCCAGAACATCTTCCGTCCTCCTCAGTCGGTCACTTCGTAGAAGAAGGACAACTCATCACCTTTCAGATTGTCGCACGCGTAGCCGTCAGCCTCTTCCCACAGTTCGTTGTACACCTCGGCCAGTTTCGGATTTGTCTCGTAGTTTCTCCAAATGCCCCAGTTAAGAGCAATCACGAGTTCCGTAAGATATACGTAATTGTCCTTCCACTCATCGAAGGCGCGCTTGTAGGTGTCACGAACCGCCGCCTCGCCAAAGCGTTCTGCAATAACGAAGTCCTCCACAAAGGTCGTCTGCATTTTGTAGCCCATCGGTGTTTCCATTTTTCCTCATCTCCTATTCTTTAACCAAGACTTGTAGGTGTTAATGTATTCTTCGTTGGCTGAATTGAAAATCCAACTCACAAATTCCCCGTCATCCCTTTTGTCAAGTATAAGATAACCAGCAAACGCAATCATCGCCGTCACACCAGCAATAATTGTGACCGCGCCTATCCACGATCCGACGGCACTCCATCCTGCAGACTGCGGTACACGAGTAACGAGGATCCAGACTGCGAACACGACGCTAAATACTGCGACGGCTCCCCACAAAGACCACACTACTCCGATCAACAACGCCTTAACCAATCGTCTCATTTTTCAGTTCTCCTTTTTTGAAATTTTTGTATGTAGTTTTTACTACAATAATATTATATAACACATTTACAGAAAACGCAAGGGGACAGACAAACTTTTTTCTGTCCCCCGATAAAATTATTCTGTATAGATTTTCTGGTCGATGAAGGACTCAATTTTTGTGAGTACCGCTTCGTTGGCCTCGTCTCCGAGGTACTCATACACCCGAGCCTGACCTTGTAACTTCTCTATGACTTCTCCTGTTTCCGGATCTATAATACTGAACCACGCGCCGGACTTATCTATTACGCCGTATTTGATGGCAACGTCAACGAGGTCTTTCAGATAATCCACGCCGTACTCATAATTCAGTGTATAGAACCCGGTGCGGCGTGTCGGCGGGCAACGCTTATTTTTGACCATACTCATCAACACGTAATTACCTGCCGGACTCTCTGCGGATCGACTCAAATCATTTCCGTCTGCATCAATATATTTACCCTTGCTAAACTGCAGGCGCACACAACAAAAATGTTTCCACGCTCTGCCACCCGGGGTCTTAATGGCGCCAACATACATAGCACCGAGGTCATCTCGGATCTGATTTATGCCAATTCCCGTACACTGGTGCTGGTGCATAAGTTTTTCCACACGTCGGGAAAATACAGACAACGGACCAGAGATACCAGCATACGTTTTCTCCTCGACTGTTCTTTCCAGTTCCTGCGCAGAGGAAAGGGCCGGAATAGAATCGAGTACCCACAAACCCACCTCGTCTGTCTCTACGGCGTCCATAATGAACTTGAAGATGGACTCCGCGCTCTGTGAAGTTGGCTTAAACACGACCATCTTATCTACGTCCACGCCGAGTTTACGCGCCCATTCAACATCAAGGGTATTCTCTGCGTCTATGTAGAGAACCTGCCGAGCGTCTTCCATCTGCTGATAATTTGCGATTATGTCCAGCGCGGTCGTAGTTTTGCCGCCGTGTTCTTCTCCGAAGAACTCAATCAGCGTGCCGACAGGAAGGCCGCCGAAGGTACAGTAGTTCATTCTCGGACTGGTAAACGGTATTCTTTTACACGAATACGAAGGCAATCCTAATGTTACAACCTCTTCTTTAGTCTTTTTATTCATTTCCTTAATCACATCGTCTAACTTGGACATTTAGTTCACCTCCACAATAATATACTTACGACTTGCCAGATAATCGCAAAGATGAACAAATTTTTCATCCTGAGTTACCGGCTTTGGCAAAATGGGCTGGTCAAACACTGTATTCCACTGACCGCTATGCGTCATAATGAGGTCACAGATTACATTGAAACATCCTAACAATTCAACCGGCAGATTATCATTAGCCCACTGCAAAATTTCATTTGCTGCCACCATAGGATGCTCTGCAATCGTGTACGGGCCACACGTTTTTCCTCTCTTAAACGTATCGTGCAAAATAAGTGCCGCAATAATAGCGTCAGAATCAAGGTGCTGATACTGTTCCAACTGTAACAGGTCATACGCTATTTTCACGGCCGCTTTTGTATGCCGCACGAGACCACCATATCCAAGAGAATACCAAGGATGATATTTACCAGTAGAACTTGCCGACACATCGTAAAAATATTCAGGTACAAGTTCGTCCAGTATTCTCTTTACGGCATTCGCAAGGGGCTCGCACTTTATCAACTGCAATTCACCAAAAAAGATTTCACTGTTATTCATTGTTGGATGATTTCTCCTCTTTCATTCTTGCCGGGATGTCCATCAACTCCGGTTTCTTTTCCTCTGTCCACGCAAGACAACACAAGTTCCATATTGCCGCAATGAGATGGTCCTCATCATCATATCCATCAAGATACTTAACGAGGTGACGCATAGCCGAGTCGGCAAATGAATGACAGGGTATTCCTTTTTCCCAGTTGCGGTCACCGTACTTGATAGATCCTGCTTCAAAGTGTTTAGCCAATCTCATAAGTACGCACATAGGAAGTAAATCAAATCTGCCCTTACCACTGTGCATATCTCTGACCGCGCCTGTGCTAAATTCAGTCCGTTCTCCACTATCTTTTATCATAATTACCTCTGAATATGGGTTAATTCAAACTCGGACATCCTACGGCTTAAAACTTTTTTACAACTGCCGAGAAGTTCCTGGGCATTTTCTACTTTTGCCTTCATAATTTTATAGGCCCGATTGTAACAAATGTTGGTCACAAGTTCTGCCTGACTCTGTAACTCTGCGAGGGAATCCTTGTCCGAAATCGTACCCGACTTAATCTCTGACCGAGCCGTGTGGTAAACTTCTTTATATGCTGACCTGGAAATATCGTCACGAATACCCAACTGCTCACACATTCCGCCGGCGAAGTAAATCAGCGTGGATAAATTTAGACAAAAGTCATCCAACTCCTCGTTTGTAGGCGGATTTTCGCCGTCCTTAAGACAGTCCCGGATAAACGTAACATAACGGTCAAGATCCTTACAGTAGGGATCTATAATCTCATTGACGATATCCATCAAGGAGGCAGAATGATCCTCTACACGCTTTTGCAGTTCGCTGACCTTAGACTTGTCAATGTCTGGTAATTTAATCTGGCTCATTTTTTATGTGGTCCTCCCATCAAAATATACATAGTCCGGGCGTTTCTTTCTTTTTCCTTACAATCTGACAACCAGTCTCTCCACTTCTTGTATTGCGCACAGTTACCGTGACAACCGTGCTTTCTGACACCGCAATCTTTACACGGACAATACATACTATCCTCCTAAAAAACCAGAAAAATCGTAATCAAACAGTACCCGCCTCTTAATACCCGGAATAATACAACACCGAGAACGGTCAACTGTTTTGATATTTACGCTCTTGCACCCGGCATCTCTCATTTCTTGAAGAACTTGGATAGGAATAAATAGTGTTTCATCGTGGTCTATAAACCACGCAAGCACGCCGGACACGGTGCCAACTGTCAACGCCGCCTCCGAAAGGCCGTCCCATTGACCATTCGAGATTGCACCATACCTGTTTTTTGGATTATTCGTGTGTATGCTCAAAGTATTACCGTAACAACTCTTACACTCAAGAAAGAACTGATGAGGATAATGGTACGCTATGAAGTCGCACACATTGTACACCCCGGCAAATCCGGCTTGAGGATCAATTAGTCTGGTAACAGAAGTATCTGGCACGCGCCGCAAACCAGCCTCTACTTGATTCTCAAACTGCTTACCACGATTTATTCCCACAACACTCACCCCACATCCGACGCATACTCTGCCGTAAAACTGTTATAAACGGCCTCGTAGTTATCACTGCCCCAGTCTCCATCAGTAGCGCGGATGGCAAAAATAACCTCTCTGAACGGATTACAGATATTCAGAGCCCGTGCAAACGCCCGTCCTACAACGTCAGGACTTTGTTCAAACGCACCGCAACCCCACGCGCCGAGTATGAGAACATCGACTTTACGGTACGCGGCTAATTTAATTATACCAAACGCTCGTGCGTCTATAACACTTGCCGACACGGGTCTATTCGGCGCAGGACACACTATAACATCAAACCACCTATCTGGAATTCCTTCATACGTTTCATCGTCCTTAAACATCGTTACGCCGGGCACGTATAACGCGCCGTTACTATACGCCGCGTCAAACAGGCTATTGTACTCATAATATTCCGGATGAGAAACAAGGGCCTGAAACAAGGTTGAACATCTACACATATTTTCTTCCTGCGTAAATGCTCCGTACTCAGGATAACCACCCGGCTTTCGAGCATCTGCAAAGTCAAGGACGGCCACTCTGCCTTTGTTGAATGTTGCGTCATACGCGGCACTCATCGAACCTGACTTCTTGAACACAACATTACTTCTTGCCTCGGTATTAACGGCAGGATATAACGTAGGATCAGGATAAAACATCGTGTTCTCCCGCATAACCCTACATTCCTTGTAATATTTAGTGGAACACATTTTTACAGTATTCCAGAACACCCTAACATTATCTTGTGCCGTCATCAGTTGCCTCCTGCTTCTTCTTCGCCAGGTCATTCAATCTCGCAGGAATTACCACACCAAAATTGCACGCGTCGCAACATACGGCGTTCTCATCTTGCACTACGGGCCAAGGATTATTTCCCCAGCCAAAAAACAGTTGTCCGCAAATACAACACGTGTAAAACTTTTCACCGCTCACGGTTCTACCTCCGTCAACATATAAGGATTATTTGCCCAGTCAAACGAACACATATAGTCCTCGCCGTCATCCTCATCGTGGTACATAAAATTCTGTTCAAAGCCCTCTCCGAGCCCGTCACTATTCTGCCCACTGATAAAATGACTTAACCCGAGCAGTTCTTCATCCGAAAGTTCCCGAGTAGCCTCGACCTCCACATAACCAGAATCGTCTCCTACCAAATTCCACACAATACTGGTCACGACACCGCGCATTTCAGGATTATTCGACAGGTAGTATCTTACCATCTCATCTTCCTGCAAATACGCCTCCGCCTCGCCAATATCGTTGACCGGCGCCTCGAGATAAAAGTTTGTTCGGTACGTGTGATTCATTTTTAACCCTCCTGTTTACATAAATTTTTGTAGGCACAGTATTCGCAACTCTTTTTAGGAACATTGTCCGGCTTTGGCGGACAAATCATCCTCTTAACATATCCGTCACATTCTTCAATCGTACCTACCAGGTCCTCTTTCATCTCATCAGTAGGCACAAATAGATACGCCTTCATATCCAGCACGTCTCGATTCACATACAGGAATAAAACTTCCGGCAACTCCAGAGATACAGAATACGCAGTGCCCTGCTTATAATGACTCGGATCAACACCTGTTCTCGCATTCCACTTGAAACTCGCCTCAGTCTTGACTTCCAATATATAATAATGATTTTTATACCGTATGATCCCGTCGCACATAAAGGTCATATTGAGAGACTTATGATGCAATTTAGTCTCCATTCCGCACTTTGACAACACCTCAAGATGGTCAAGATGTCGGCTTTCAACGAAATCGGCTACGTTGATATATTCACAGTCCATCCCATTTGCCTGCATCTCTGTAATAGCGCGTTGCACCCGGATATGAATATCAGTACCTGCATTACAGATATTCACCATACAGTAACTTGACCGCGACGGATCCGGCTCCGCACCCATAATCTGATAATACATATTCCTGATACAATTCATCGAACTGGGCTTATATGTCTGGGACGGCTTGTGGGCATTCTTATCTTCCGTCATCTCAATACTGCGTTTCAGGTCTGCGAGAAAAGACTGCTCCGGGGGTAATTTTTCATTCGCCACATCAATAAGACGGCAAATATTTTTAAGTGTACTTCTTGCCAAAACACTGTCTCCTTTCAACGTATTTCACTATAAATATTATACAACACGAAAACAAAAAATGCAAGTGGACAGAGAAAAGATGAGCAGAACTTTCATCCTGCTCATCTTTTCTGACACACTTTTTACACTGCCCGGTCGTCCTCGAGGAGGGCAACAATCTGGGTCACATTGCCGTCGGTCATCTTGATTGCGTTATCTTCGCCATACTGAATTTCGATTACACTGCCAGTGTTCGCCTTGACCTGTGATCGGAACATCTCGATGTCGATACAACAGGTAAAGTCTTTGAAGTTGGCGCTCTCCGAATACGGCAAGAGTTCCGTGCTATTCGCCTGCTTTGACTCAATCTGCAATCCCTCCCGGGTAAATGTCAGATAAATTCCATTCTTATCGTAAGCACTCACAAACAAAGACAGTCTGTCCAGCAACTGTAACAGAGCATCCTTTGATACCTTGCACACACTGCCAAACTCTTGATCCAGGAGACCGCTGATTACATCAATCTGGAAATCTTCGATACTGTCCATAGTCTTGCCGTAAACTTCACATCCGGGCGTACTGAACACGAGTGTGTTACCCTTGCGGAACACTTTCACCTTTTCATCCGTGAGAAGGTCCAATAGATCCATCATCTCAGGACTGATAAGGGCGGGCTCATCGAACAAGCGTACATCAATGCCGCATATTTTGTAAGTGTCTGTGGACACAACTTTGTCTCCCACATAATAGCCAGTGTAACACGGCACCTCATCTGTCTCCGCCAGTGACGCTTTCGCCGTTGCGAGGATAAGTCGAATAGTGGAGAGATTCACATCGTCCATCGCCTCCATATTCTCCATCTTTTTGAGAGGATCCGGATAAACAATCAGTTCTCCATCCTCGTTCAGAGGAAGTTCGATAGAATAATTGCCGTTGCCCTTCACAGTAAGAGCATTTTCCTTGAGTTCCAACGTAACTTTCTCACAGGTAAGGCGAGAAATCAGTTTCGAGAACATCTCTGCCTGAACCACCACATAGAAATCCTCGCCATCAATCTTATCTGTACGGACATACAGATAGTTTGTGGCGTCCGTGGTAATCAGCGTAAGCGTGTGATCCTTCAACTGAATTGCCATAAGGCTCGTAAGCGGTATCATCTTATTACAAGACGCACCTTTCATTGATTTTGCTACCATTCCCTGGAGCGTGTTAGTAGTGACGGTCAATTTCATAGTTCAATCCTCCTATTATTTTTTTTGTATGACCCACTAATTATTTTTGGGACTGCGTTGTCCCAGTTTATCAAATGATGTATTCGCCTATGACTTGAGCCGACGGTATAAAGTTTTACAGAAGATGGATTACTTATTATTGTAAAAAACGACTTTACATAAGTACCAGCGTTTAAGTACAATTCCGTCATTCCGCCAGTATTTGCCTGTGTCTGCGTCTGATCCAATGACATATCGGAGACTGTAAAAAACAACTGTCCTCTGGAGCCGAGATTTACATAGGTATTTACATCCTCGTTTATGCGGCCAATAAAGTCAAACCTGTTCTCCGTCTTGCAGAAAAACGAGTTCATTGCCTTTCTGGCAAGTTTATCTCTAAACACTTTACTGCCACTACCGCCTATAAAATCCCCGGTCTGTGCGAACGCAACCGATAGCGCGCCCGATGTTTCCAAAAACTCTAACATACAGTCAACGACGGCATCAAAGTCTCTCAAATACCACGATCCAAATTCTCCGTTATCTCTGACAAATCTTTGCCGGAAATTTGTATAATCGTCATCAAGTTCCAAAAAATACTTATATCCGAGGTCTTCCGCAATGTCAAAGCAGGCATTTCTTGCGTATACTATGGCTCTCCTGTCCGTTCCTCGGTCAATGGTATCAAACTCGGTAGACTTCTTCAACTTATCGAACATAACAACATTTTCTTTGCCGTACATTCGATAGTATTCATCTGCCCGTTTGTCCTCATTGTCTATAACAAGAACAATTCTGCCAGTATAGCCAGCATCTTTTAGCGCGCCGATAGTACGCACCTTTTCCGGTCGTCCGTGCGTCAATATGAAGGCAACAAAGTCATCTCGCATACTGCACCTCACTGTCCCGCTATCTCTCCGCTCTGCTCCAATATTGCCCGGATGCTACGGCTCAACTTAACATATCCGTTCGCAATAGCGTCATCAATGTCAAGAATAACCAGCGCACTCTGCTCCATCAAATCCTGCATTTCCGGCGTCGCGTGAGCATAGTAATCGGCAATAAGAGCATACCGAAACACGAGGTGCCGAGTAGCCGCAAACCTCAGAAACCGCTTTTCTTCTTCTGTGACAGAGGACTTGTTTATGTTTGCCAGCAACTTACTATATTTTTCATACTCAACAAGTCCTTCGATAGGCGGTTTGTCTGCGCTCGGCGCGTACTGTGGCACCGCCACTTTTTTAGTATACCGACCATCATCCTTCGATTGACTGTGAACTGGTGAAAACAAACTTTTCATACTTCCACACGCTCCCCATACCACCTATCCGTCAACTCTACGTCGCACTTGATAGGCATTTCAAGTATTTGCTCCGCGGCATACGACATTGTTTTAGCCAGCAAATCAGCACATTCCCGCGCACTTTCCTTTGGACACTCCGCGATAATCTCATCGTGAACCTGAATTAACATACGGAAGCCCAACTCTTTCAAACGCGGATTTTTGTGCAACTCTATCATTGCCAACTTTGTCAAATCTGCGGCCGAACCTTGAATACGCGCATTGACAACCTTTGTTGTGTCCTTATCACGTGTGTGGTCTATAATCCACAGACCCTCCGCATTTGCCGCCTCGAACACCTGCCGACGCTTCATAAACGGCGCGTTTCTGACCTTCTGTAACCACTTGCGGCGCAGGCCCTCCGGCACCTCAGTTGATACTGGCGCATCATCATCAAACGCAAGAGGATCATCGTCTGGTGCAACCCCGTCTTTCCATACCACCTCATAATCAGGTAACATCATAGACGGAAGTCTGCGCTTTCTGCCGCACACAGTCGTTACAAATCCACAGTCCTTTGACATCTGAATAGAGTCTTCCTCGAACTTCTTTATGGCCGGAAATCCTCTAAACACACTGTCTTTTATAGACTGTGCCTCTTTTGCGGTTGTTCCTAACTGCTCCGCAACACTGTCAACGCCACGTCCGTATAACACTCCGAGCAGAATTGTCTTTGCCTGTGACCTGCGCTCTTTTCCTTCTTTGTTTACGGTACCGTCGGCCCGAAACTCCTTACACTCATCGTACGGCTTATTAAATGCTTTACTCGCGACCTCGCAATACAGATCCTTACCTTCCATAAACGTGTCATACATCTGTGAATCGCCCTGCTTACGGCACATAGCCGCCAAGCATTTGGGCTCCTGCTGGGAAAAGTCACTTGACATAAACACATATCCGTCTGTCGCCTTGAACATCTTACGAATATCCTTATTATGCGACGGGATATTTTGCAAGTTAGGATCACTACTGCTAAATCTTCCCGTATCAGCCCCGTACTGGTTAAACTTACAATGAATCCTACCATCATCAGGATTTACGCACGCCGGAAGTTTATCAATATAGGTATTGATTAACTTTCCAACTTCTCTGTAATCCAACAAAGCCTTGGTAAAATCATTGTTGATTTTAAGTAGGAGTTTTTCGCCGGTACCGCGGGGAGACTCTTTATCGACCACCGGCACCTTCATTATGTCATATAGGAGTATGGCAATCTGCACAGGTGAATCAAGATTGATAGGATCAGACAGTTTATTAGCCGGGTTCTTCGCTCTATACGCGGCAATTTCGGTATCATACATAGATAATACCTCATACACACGCGCTTTTCTCTCATCAAGAAGTTTGTGGTATTTTTCGTGCAGAGTTTCCGCGACTGAAAAATCAAACGCCACACCAGCGTCTTCCATATCAGCCGTGACTTCTACACAAGGCATTTCTACATTATGAAACACCCACGCGACCTCTTGCAAATTCTTCTCCTGGCACACCGGGTCCTCCGGCGTCAGGAACGGCCGCTGGAACTCGTAAAACTCGAAGGTAATAATTGCATCGTGAGCACCGTACAAATATCCGAGATTGATTGGCACTAAATCGAAAGAGATACCTTCAAACAACTCTCCGAACTTCGCGGCGTCACTCTCACCGTTCGTACAATATTTTTTGTGCAATGCCTTCAAGTTATTGTTACCTGCGCCCTCGTTGTCGTTTAACAGTCGCGCCGCCAGATAACAATCCCAGTGACATTTCAGATTTACACCTATGCCGTGACGCAATACCCGTATATCGAAACAGGCATTAAACATTATGACAAATGTGCCTGCGCTCAACAGTCTGTCAAACTGATAATGCAGAACCTCCACAGACAACTGATTTTCGACCAGTTCTCCTGTAACAAAAGAACGGTGATTGACGGGAATATACGCGGGCAACATTCCTGGCGTATAAATACAGATACCGACAAGAGTGTCACGCAAAGGATCCAGTCCCGTCGTTTCTGTGTCTATACTAATTTTGCCGTTCGAGATAGCCTTCTCTATATATTTATCCAAGAGTGTTTCGTCTCGGATTGCCATATAGATATTACGATACTGGCCGAGGTTCTTCTCTACTACGGCCCGTGCCACATTCAGTCTCTCTACGAGACCCCCACCGCCGCGAACGACGGTGGGAGTTTTCGTAGTTTTAGAGTTTGCCTTCTTGGCTACTTTTACATCGTCAGACCTTCCAGCCCTTTCGGGAATCTTGAAAAGTGCTGACATCAGAACGCCTCGCCCCTACGGGAAGGAGTACGTCTACCTGTGGGGCGATCCTCGTCTGCCGACTGCTCCCGCTCTCTGCGTCTGGGTGCGCCGTCATTGTTGGGAAATTCTCCCGTGTCAAGAAACTCTCTCATCTCTTCGGCAGTCTTATCAAGGACAATACTACCGAGAATATCCGGAATTTCCGGCAAATCTTCAAGAGTGGTTTCATCACAACCAGTCTCGTAGATTTCGTACACGGTATTCGTGTCGCCTTTCTTTCCGCGCCGCTCGACCTCGAAGATATGAGATACCAGCGGTTTATCGGCGCTTGAATAACGGGCGCAAAGCGATGCCATCTTCTGGAAGAAGTTCTTACCCCTCTCCCAAATCTTCACCTCTCCCTCGTCTACATCATAGACAGGGATATAGAGTTTCGCCCGCTGAAAATTATTCGCCTCGCAGAACGGACACTTGCTCTTCGGCTCATTGTATGCACGCAGGCAGTTTACGTACTTACGCTTATCGTCAAGGGTAACATCGTGTACTGCAAAGCCCACGACATCATCCATCCCGTTATACATAAACCTAACCCTTGCCACATCCCCGTCGTTCTTCAGCGCAAAGAACGAACTGCCGCCGTTGCCGCCATAATTGTCAGCATCATTAACACCGAATCTTCCCATTTCTGTTTCCTCCTGTTTTGTGGTTTTGTTGTTTTATTCCTCAAAATCATCCTCTACTGTATATCCGTAAAGGTTGATTTCTATGGCCGCCTGTTTGATAGCCTGCAAAATATCTCCGAATCCCGCGAGGTCGCAAATGAAGGACACGGACAAATGAGAGCCCGCATCGAAGTGCAGGGAGCCGGCAACACTGTGGTTTTTGAGAGACGAGTACGTGTACAGGTCAGGCAGCAGTGTCACGTGTACTCCACCTTCTTCCTTAACCATCGTCAACGCCAGCACGCCGTCAATGAACAGTTCAGTTTCATTGGAAAGCCACGGATTGGTGGTAAAGCGAACATCTCTGACCTCTGAGAGACAGTTGATAAAGTCTCTGGCCTTATCTTCTTCAGACATCTGCGGTTCGTCCACACTCTCCGGCTCTGCCGGCACATCACTCACCGGATTTTCCTCTTTCCGGTACTTACGCCAGTTGCTCCTAAATGAAGCAAAGGTCACCGTGAAAGGAGTGCCCGTCGCCTCATCGAGAAACGAGAGAACTTTTTTGTCCTCATCTCTCTCCATAAGGACACCCACTCTTTTTGTCTTTCTGTCCTCATAACAGTATCCGATTACGCCGATAGATTCACTCATAATTTTAACCTCCTTATGGTTTTGTGTTGAGTGTCTGCACTGTTTCAGTACACATATATTATACAATATGTTATAGCATATTGCAAGCGGTGACTAAAAAATCTTTGAAGTTTAATTTATCCGCTTAATAACTGTGTCACCAGAATATCCTTAACAAAAAACCTCTTTAAGGTTATCAAATTCTTCCTTTGACAGGTCGTTTATGTCTTTTTTGCCGTCCGGAAAAATATACTCAGTTATTATTTTACCTCGTAATACTTTACGTAACCGCACCCGCGCTTTCTTGCCATACTCATCATTGTCGGTCGCTAAAATAAACTTACGGCACGGCATTGCTTTTAACTGCTGGATCTGCGTTTCACTACCAAGGCCATTGAGCGCAACGGCTAATTTGCCGTACACCCAACAGGTTATTGCGTCTATCATAGACTCACAGATAATTACCTCGTTACACCAATCCAGCATACTCGCAGGCGCACGCAACATACAAACATCTTTGTATACCTGGTCACGTGTACACGTATACTCGTACAGACCATATACAGGCTTCTCAACATTCTTAGGATAATTGAAAAACTTTGTCTTAACACTTCTCCGTGCAACAAACAAGCACCGACCGTCTTGGTCCCGTACTGGAAACGTAATTGATTGCGTTTGGCTATCAAATCCGATGTCGAACAGTTCAACGACTTCTGGCGTCATTTTGCGTTTCCACATATAAGGATGATAAACTCTGTACTTGTCAAGTTCTTCCTCACTCACCGAGGGCTTAACAACGCGCACAGGATCACGAGAATAATCAAGACTAACATCCTTTCGCTCCTCCACACTGACAGTTAGGAAATTTTTTAAGATCCAGTTCCAACCCCACACACCGACCACGTCGTCCCCGTGGCCGAAACAGAAAGATATTACTTCCTGTAAAGTATGGACCTCTCCGCACGTAAAACAATGAAACATACCGGTTTCTTTTTGTATTCCGGCAGACGGTCGCCGCTCTTGGCCGTTCTTATGGTATGGACACGTTACCATAATGTTGTCTGAGGTGTCCTTTATGTCTTTCAGCAGGTGTATGTCATTTGCCAGTAACTGGTTTCGCAACTCATAGAGAATGTCCGACAATGATGCGCTGATTGGCGTATTATTCAGGATCATTTCTTTTTCTGAACCCCCACGCTAAAACCGAGCGCGTCACAGATACAACACACGGCAAATAATGACGGCTCGTGTTGTCCTTGCATATACCCGGAAATAGATGTGAATGGTATGCCAGACCGCTCAGACAGTCTCGTGATATTTATTCCCTGTCTCCTCATCTCATCTGTCAACCACTTGGAAAAAGAAATAATTGGCTCAAAATACGTCTGACTTGTCATTGTACTGTTTCCTCACTTCCTCAACTTTTTGTTTTGTCACCGACTCCGCCTCTGCGTCATCGTATGAAGGAACGAACTCAAAATCTCCCGTGTTGATATTCCAATTATATGTCAACTTACCTCCCACGGCGCCCATTCTCTGCTTCTTTACGACCATATCTAATATGCCGTGTTCTCGCTGATGAATGGACAAAATCTTACTTGCGTTATGGGCAATACCGTCGCTATCTCGAATACTTTCCAACTCTGGCGTATCTGATGTTCCCTTTTCAACAACCCCGGATCTGTTTGCCTGAACAACTACGAGAACGGGCACGCTCATCTCCATAGACAACTCCATAAGGTCCTCGCTTATGTTTGTCAAACTGGTAGTCTTATTATCTCCTCGCCGGTACCGCTCATCTGTCATATAGGTAATACCGTCGATGGCGATTAAATCAAGTTTATACTGCTTTATCCAATTACGCAACTTTGTTACGGTAATTTTCTTGTCAAAGTCCAACGGCGTCGCAACAATAAACTTATTTTCCCGTGTCTTTATCTCCTCTATATATTCCCGGTAATCCGTCTCGTCTATCTCATCTTTTCCCCACATAAGACCAGTATTTGAATAGTGACTATGCAGAGTATCAAATCTATATCCTATACTATCGGCCGACATTTCCGGAGACACATAACCAACATTAAATCCTATTTGCCATACGTGGGTACACATCTTTTCAAGAACCCACGACTTACCTTGATTGGTACGAGCAAAGATGACGAAAAACTCATCCTTTCTCTGAATGCCGTGTATCAAATCATCGAGTTCGGGAAATCCGCAGGTAAAGAACCACTGTTCTTGGTGTTCTTTTCGTTCCACGAATCTATCAAATCGCTGATCCGCGTCCGCAATTATATCTATTCCGCCGAGTTTGTAAGAAGGCTGCAATTCCTTCATTGCGTTTACCAGGTATTCTGACGCGGCGTTACTGTCTGTCTTTAGCAGTTCGGCAGCCTTCTGAATGACTGGCACTGATTTATAGTATAAATACTCTTCTCGGATTGTGTCTACGAGGTACCTATCCGATTCTGTGACTTCTACAAGTTCTACGTCTGGAAATTGCGCAAGGAATGTTGCTTTGTCAGGAACATTGCCGTATTCTTTCAAATGATCCTGAATGAAATTATACTCTTTTTCATATCCTACAAAGTAGTCTTCGGACAGTAGGTTATCTTCTATAATCGCATTACTGGAGGTTGAAAGTATTTTGGATAAAATTTGCAGTGCTACCATTATCTGTCCCCCGCCGAATCCATATCATACCACGTGTTCATACAACACTCCCAGTATGCCTCGAGATCCTCACGCTCTTTTTTCTTGCGCTTTTCCTCGTCAATCATTTCCTGCAATGTTTGTTTCATCGTTTGTCCCCACCTTTCAACTCTATTCTACTGGACGCATTCCACACACGACTTGCAAGACGAACACCGAGAGACTTTTCAATACCAGACAATCTCAAATTTCCGGTATATATGTTACTTTTTTTGTTCAACGTCCGCTGGTCTATATAGGTTAACAACTGACTGTGGTCATAATTACTTAAATTGGTGCTTGCAATGTCGTCCCAAACTACAAGGTCAACCGTCGGCAGCAGTGTTTTCCACTGCTCTACAACTGAATCTGGATTATCGAAATTTTTTAACTTCACCAGAAGTGTTGGCACGTGTACGAACAAGCCACGGCATCTAAATCCATTTCCGGCCCAAACTGTATCAAAGTACCGCAACATCAGTTTAATTGCCCACGATGTTTTCCCATTTCCAGTTTTCTCACTGAATAGATACAGATTTTCGCCGTCAGCCACAAATTTAGCGATATCCACCTTAATGGCAGCAAGGTCACAGAACGCGTCGTAGTCACAATCATCCGGAGACAGAGAACTCGGCACCCATCTATTTTTCGGTATATTACTCTTTTCGAGAAGGGAAAGCATTTCAAGGTACCGTATGCAACTCTCCGAACAGGTGTCGGAAAGCGCACAGACCGACTTATACCAACAGTTTTCTACCGTCATCAGAAGTCAGACCTCCTACCCTGTTTCTTCAATTTTTCTCGCCTTTCGTCAACTGTCTCCGTAGTCTCTTCACAGGAGACACCACCGCCTTCAGAAAACGTGTTGGATTGCGTTTTCGTGATTTCGTAGAACGAACACCAGCCCCGCTCCGTACTTTGCTCCACGATAGCCACCTTATCGCCCGCTATGTGCGACAATCTGTTTAATAGACCTACCCACTGATTAACTCCGTACAGAGGTTTTTCCTTGATAGCCAATCGAACTGAAAGATATTTGATAAGCGCGTCCTGCAATGCAAGATTTCTGGTATACGAATACACCTCATCTACACACTTTTCATACAGGCTTTTACGCTTTTGCTTTTTTGCCTTAGGAACACTGCCTAAAAAATCTTCTCTCAATTCCTTAGGACTATAACTATGCGATGTAAAATCGTCGGGTTTACCCGTATTATTTCCATTTATGGAAATAATATCTTTATTGCTATTATCTGTATTGCTTATTACTATATTATTGAGTGAAGTTTTTTCACTGGGGGGTGGTGAAATTTTTTCACTGGTGGTGAAATTTGCGACATACTCACACTGACGGACATTATTCACAATGTTTTCATACTTTGTCAGAAGTCCACGCTCTGTTAAACTGTTAAGGATTGTCTGTACGCTTCTTATAGTACATCCGCACCAGTCTGCTATATATTGCCGACTGCCGGCAAACCGAGACGTACCGTCTTGTGAAAATCCATAAATTACCGCGTACACCAGCAACTCTGTGCCGGATAAATGTAAATCGGTACGCATCCAGGACTGTATTGTTATATAGGATCTGTCTACCATATAAAATTCTCCTTAGATAAAGTGAACTCATAGAGCAGTGTTACGGGCACTTACTCTATGAGTTCGGCAGTCGATATTATAGTTTATCAACCGATTGATACCCGTAATATCAACCGCCATAAACATTAGAGATAGCCCTGGAGGTCTTTCAGGCGTCTCTCTTACTGTTTACAGTAAAATTATAGCACGCCTGCGCTCAATTTGCAAGCGGCAAGCGTGCTACGTTGAAAATTATTTTTTCTGGAACGTTTTAACGATGTCCTCGGCCTGCGCGTCTACGACGGCGTTCACATCATCAAACAGGCACTGACGTTCTTTTTCCATATCTGTATTTTCGTCCTCGTTAATGCTACGCTCCTCGGAATACTCTACTGTATAGTAGTTATCCTTGATTTTGATAGCGACGCGGCTTGTTGCCGTAATCTTCGTAGTTTTTCCCTTTACTTCGTATGCCATAATTATTTTCTCCTTTTCTTATACACGGCCACGGCCGCAATGATAACGCCCAGTGCAGAAATCGTTACTCCTGCCAGCACTCCCAGCAAAAATACTCCTGTAGATGAAATATACATCACTCATCCTCCTTTTTCTTTTTTGCCGCCTTCACAGTAAGCCGCACTTCTTCTTTGACCTCACGGCAATTTGCAATGTCCCGAGAAATGGCGCCTACTGAGTCATCCAGTAGCCGAGTTTCGTCCTTATACATATTGTACAGATATGCCTCGAGTGCGTCCATATCCACGTATTCTTTGGTTTTTATAATACCAGGAATATCGTACTTACGCAACACCTGAATAAGTTTGGCCTCATCCAGCGTCTCCTTGTGAACGACCGTTCTTTTTGCGATCCAGTCTCCGGCCCGGTACTCATCTTTGTCGGCCGCGAACATAAGATCCTTAATTTTTGCGCCTACGGTGTCACAAACTTTTTTGTATGTGTCCAACTCTTTTTTGTTCAGCGCGTAATTAGGAATTAGGTCGTCGAGTAATTCGGGCACCTCGTGTTCAGGTTCACTTTGTTCTGCGTTCAGTTTTAGTCTGGACATTTTCTTTATTCCTCCTTAATTTTCTTTGGGTGACTTCTCCAAGAATACCTCCTCTGCCGTGAGGAATAGTGTTCTTAAATTCGATGATAGACCAGATGTCTGACTTTTTCCAAGACCGTCTCTGTCTCGGGCCGCTCTGCACGTAGTCAGGAAGTTTCTTTGCGAGTGGATGTTCCGGGTGCAACGCTTTCCACCTATACCAGTTATTGATGGTCTGCGTAGACGAGTCCACAAGAAGTGCGACTTCCTCAATACGTATCAGCCTCTCTGTCGTTTCTGCCATTTTTTGTCCTCCTTAACTTAACAAAAAGTTTAGCAATTCTATTTTATTACCTACAATTTTACCATCCACGAGAGCATCACTCATAATGCCTTTCTTCTCCACTATATCGTGTATGCGCTCATCAATGGTATTTTTACACATAATGGTATAAATCGTGATATTCGATTGTGTACCTATTCTGTGACACCGGTCCTCTGCTTGGTCTTTGAGGGCCTTATTCCACGGCTCATCTACAAATATCTCCACAGTTCCGGCCGTCAACGTGAGTCCAGTTCCCATAGCCCCGATTGTACCTACAATTACTTGACTACGGTTGGACTGAAATTCTTCCACGTTGTCCTGCCTGTCGATATCCTTCGTCTCGCCAGTTATTACAGATAGCCTATACTTGGTATGCAGCCGCTCCCAAATTGCATCTGTCATCTGTGTCCAGTTCGAGAAGATAACAACTTGCCTATTGTTGCTCACCGCCTCTTCTACGAGTTCTTCGACCCGGTCAAGTTTCGCGGACTCCCTAATTGCAGAAGATAGGATGCCTGTAAATCCTGTAGCCTGTCTCATACGAATTAACTCGGCAAGCGGATTATTTGACGCCTGTATCTTGTCTATATTCATTTTTATTTCTGCCGAGACTTCTTTGTAGATTTGTTCCTGTTTCGGAGTCATCTCTACAAAATCGTCAATGTGGATCTTCTCTGGTAAATCAAGGACATCTTCTTTTCTGCGCCGTAGCATAAGGTCATTAAGTTGTTCTTGAAGTTCATCCAGATTTTTATATCCTACTATCTCATATCCACCATAGCCGCCCATCACACAGTAGTGGTTCTTAAAGGTATAGAACGCGTGCTTTTCATAACCGAGCCACCTCAGAATGATATACAAGTCCATCGGCGTATTCATCAGAGGAGTTCCTGTCATTGCCACCCTATATTCAGGCTGCAATTTCATAATGCCCTTTCCCTGCTGACTACTCGGATTTTTGCACTTGTGGATCTCATCTATGGCAACCATAGGAATTTTGCCACTCTTGCACAATTCTCCCAGTTTTGTCTGTATCGTGGCGTCGCGCAAACTTTCCACGTTTGTGATGATAAAGTAACTGGATATCTTGTCGATGTTGTCAATGTCCGCAATTTTATCTTTTGTAGATCCTATAGTAATTTTGTTTGCGCGAACCCGTTGTCCTAAAATCCATCCCGTCTCATTCGAGTGGGTTTGAATTTCGTTTAACCAGTTCCACTTTAAGCCGTTCACGCCACAAACGATAAGGCAATGTTCGTAATGAGATTGTATCTTTTTAGCCACGGCAATATCAATGACCTGCTTTGTCTTGCCGAGGCCCTGCTCATCACCGAGCAACCACTTGCTATGCTCTATTCCGTAGTTAAACCCGTCTATCTGATGATTATATGGAGAAGTTTTGAAGGAAAACCCGTTCACTACCTTGCAAACATTTTTAGTATTTTCCGCGAGTGCTGAAATATTACCACTAATATCTATCGTATGGTCGTGAAGTGCGGAGACGAGGTCAACAAACTTTTTTATGGGAAGTTCCCATTCACGCGTTTCTTTATTCCAGTAACGAGTAGGAAATGCCCGAATTGTCTCTACGACTTGCGCGTTATAATCAAATGAAACAAACAACGCATTGTCCCCGTTGCACTTATCGGCAGTGTCAACTCTAACCCTAATAATCATCTGTTTTCCTTTCTATTCGGTGTGTCGTTTTGTCGGAGTTTCTTTCAACTCTGACAATATTATACAACACGTTTTTGCAAAAGTCAACAGGTCTACAAAAAATTATTTTATACATATTTAGAAGTAAAACAAAAAGCCCGGCAAAATTACCGGGCTTTTGCTGATAATTATCACTTCTTCCGCTTCAAACTGTTAGAAGAACTGAATCCCGTGTAAATCACGTTATCTACGGTGACCTGGATATAGAGCCACTTCGTTTTGCCTACCAGCGTATAATATCCGTAATTTGCTACGGTCGTGCCTTTCGGCAACACGACGAGGGCCTTGTATTTTGCTCCGGCGCCGTCGCGTATGTATAATTTTGCCTTTGCTACATACGTTCCCGAGAGAGATTTTGTCGGCCCTGCCGTCGCGTTCTGCGACGCGGTTACTCTCTTTACGGGCTCCGGCTCCGGCTCAACATTAGCCGGCGGTTCTACCGGCTCAGGCTCGGGCTCTTCTGGAGCATTAGCCGACGGAAGTGCTTGTACGTATTCAGCATCGACCCAGCCGTACACCGTAGATCCACCGCCTGGCACTGCGATGAGTGAGTACGGATGTTTGGATGTGCCGAGTCCATAAATACGTACAATGGTGGCGGGGCCACCTTTACAGATGTACCCAGAATCTGCGTCTGCGCTCGCGTAGTGCATTGTTCCTGTAAAGTTTACCACTTCGCCTACTTTGAACTCGTGAGGCTCCGGCGACGGCCCGGGCACACTGCCCGACTTTAGCAGGTTTTCCACATCGTTGCGCACGTTGTCCATCGTATATCCATACCGGTTGAACCACGAATACACGTCTCCGTGATTACTGCCGAGGCCGAGTTTACAACTGTCTGCGTGGCATAGAATTGTAGGCACTGTTACGCCATTAAAGACGACCGAGCCCTTGGGATCAATGCCGAACTTCTTGCACAGATATGCAGTAATTTGGCAAGCCTCTTCGTATACCACACTGAAATAGTTGGGATCCTCATATCCGTCATCGCACATCTCGAACTGAATCCAGAACGGATCTACCCACGACACGTTGCCGTTTGCGCACACATAGCCGTTACAAGAGCCCTTATTGCCGCCGCCACATCCCCACGCGTGAGTGGTCCACGGACCCGTCTGTACTGTGCCGACGGTGCCGTCCGCAAATCTACCGATCCAGCAGTTGAGGCCAGCCTCGTGATATATGTGATTCCAGTCGTTATTGTAGAGATTTTTGCCGAGTTTATTCAGCCAATAATCTCTGTCCGGCGCGTCATCGTCGGGCTGCACGTAACGTTTCAGTGTAGGGTTACCGGCGCCCGTATCGTGCCACAGAATACCCACAGGCCTACCGTTCTGGAGTGCTCCCTCAAACCAGGTACTCTGGCGCATAAAGCATTGTGCGGGAGGATTTGCATCGGAATACTTCATCCTCGTGCCAGACGGGATATCGGGGTCTATTACTTCCACAGTGTATTTGGGAGTAATAAATCCTCTGATATATTTACCGTCTACTGCTATTGTGCGCCTCTTCACCTCGTTATCGCAGTCGCCCTCGATTGCGTGAATAACTCCATCAGTGATTGACTCAACGACCGCAACTTGGTCGGGAATCCCAGCGTTATCGCCGTCTCCCGTATCGTGCCAGTCATATACGATTACATCTCCGGGTTTTGGCATATAGTCATCGGCCTCCACCCAAATTCCCATCTTTGACGCAGTTCCTATCATACACGGACAGTTGCACTCAATAGGAAAGATGCCCGCATACCCGGCAGTTAAAAATGCGGCCGAAACACACGTCGCGCCCCAGGCATCCGTGTCTTTCACCGTATAGCCCCGGGGTAGAGGAGTGAAAGAGTTATAGAGATTTACAATGTTGCCGTGCCATTCATCAGAGCCAGTCTTTCCAAGCCACGACCGCATTGTGTCCACTATAACACTTCGTGCGTAATCCATAGTCAGTCCTCCGTTTTTCCGGTAATCTGCCGAATAGTCTGGATTACCTTATCGTAACCGACCATCGCGCCGATCCACGAAAAGATGACAAGAAGAATTGCGAGTACCACAAACTGTACCGTTACCGTCACTTCTGCGAGGATCGCATAGACGACCGCGGTGAGGACCGCAACGATGACCGCGCAGATGGCTGCAATCACGTTACTGGTATACTTCTTCTCGCTCTTCTCAAACATCTTTTTTACGGCCTCCGTCAGCAACGACGTGGCAGCCGAGCAGATGGTAAGCCCCATAATAAAGACTTCGAGTGTCATTTTTCATTCTCCTTTCCTATTTTCTATAATCATTATACGCGATTTTGCAGGACTTGTCAAGTCGAGGATTTAGTCCTCACTGAGGATCGGCTCAAGTGCCGTGAGGTTCTCTACGGACAGTTTCAGTTCTTCGAGTTCTTCAAGCGTAAACCGAATATTCGGATCATCTACGGCGACCTCGTTCAGTTCCGTAGTCTTTGCCACACAGTCTTTCTGCATATCAGCCTTGACGCGAACGCCGCCCTCAGGAGTAAGCACAAATTCTCCCTTTTCATTCCGCTCGCCAAATTCGTCGGCAATCTCGCGTAGTTTTTCGTTGAGGAAGTCCTCGTCCTTCTGTGTTTTCTGAAGGAATTTCATAAACTTGTAGGCAAGTTTGACCGGAAGTTTTTCCCGATACAGAGTAGACACGGCAGCCCGCGCCTTGATGATTTCGCCAAGTTTCATTAGTTAATCTCCTTTTTCTTGTTTTGTAGTGTTGCGATTTGTTTTTCCAATTCTGCCACGCGCGCCTTTAGTTGCTGAATTTGCCACGTGTTCAGAGAGATAAACTCCTCGTACCGAAGATAATATAACACATTTCCGCCGTCATTGCAAGTGGCTAAACCAGCAAAATTCTGAGTGCTTATTCCGCCCTTTGACAATGCTTCTTCCACATCCTGAGCAATAAAGCCCGTATGCAATCTTCCGGACGTACCGTCATTGTACTTAAAGAGCGCAGGCCTAAGACTGTCGAAAAATTCATCGTACTCGGCATAATTATAGGTAATCGTGTTTTTCTTATTACGGTCTGAGGATGTGAGTATTGAAGAATTGTTTAAGTACCAACTTCCTGTCAAGTCTCCGCGTGCGGCTCCGCTCACGGTGTGTATCTCCAGCCCAGTATTACTTCCTATAGAAAACGATACAGATGTGGCAAACCCGGTAATACTCAGTGTGCTTGGATTAGATGTCGGCACAACCATAAAACCATAGTTGCCCTGTAGAAATTCTATTTTATCTTTAGATATACGTACATACCGAGAAACTTCATCCGTATAGTAAATAGATCCGCCGGTGACTGACAGTTTACTAAATGTCACTTCGGCACCGCAGGTACCATCTATTATTTTGTTTGCCGAGATAGTGTCAACGTTAGCGTTGCTTACCTGCAACACTCCGTTGACTATGGTACATCCACCGATAGTGCCTGACGTTGCGGTGACCTCTCCAGTTATGTGCGCGGAACTCGCATACAGAGCGCCAGAGGTGTCAACGGCAAAATTACCTCCGGAATAGAATACACAGTTTTTGTAGGCGCTTACCGAAGGCACATACGCAGTTTTTCCAGACTCACACAAAAAGAACGTAGACTGTGGCGTACCTGTCACGCCCATATAATCATCTTGTACTGTCCATCCACCAATACTTACAGAGTTTCCACCTATCGTTACGCTCTTATTGGTAGCGTCCGCACTGAAAATGACGTTGTTTCCATTGTCCTTAATAGTAATCGCACCCGTCGTGATGTTACTGCCGTTAATTTTCGTAGTGCCCGTTCCCGATAGATCCGACACGGTTACATATCCGGTCAAATCTATATGGTCTGCGCTTATTTTAATCGTGCTGCCGTCGTCATTGATGGCGAGCATAATTTCCGCGGCCCGTATATTGCCACTCGCGTCAACCACTTCACCTACGCGCAAAGAAATTCCATCAATATCCTGCTTAATCTGCGAGAACTTCAACCCCTGCGCGATTATATCATTTATGCTGGACGCCTTGTCGTTCAACTTTTTGCCATACGCGGGGCTCGTAATCGTCTGGTCAACCAAAGATGATCCTGACAATTCTTGTGCCAGAACAAAGTGTGTCGACCGCACGCCGCGGTGTGTGGACGAAACCGCATTACCCAGCCGAATAGACAAGTCGCTGACAATCATAGGAATTGTAGCAGGCCGGTACACAATCGTCCGAATAGCCGGAATAAGCGGAGACAGAATATTGCTGATTTGTTCAGCCGTCGCGGAAAGCAGGAACACGTTGCCACTGATGGCATAGGGATTTGTATTTGCAGAGGTGTCAGGCACCCTTTGTGCAAGTTCTTCTGAGGTGTCGTATACGTTAAATCCCGTAGGAGTATCTGTGGTGTAGTCCTGAAATTCTGCGTTATTCGTGTCGTAGGCCTGGTCAATATTATGGGACGTGCCTGTAACTCCTATTGTTACAAACTCCATTTGTCCCAGTCTGTTTATGTTAGGACAACACGCCTGCAGTTCGCAAATCATCCTCAGCAGTGCGCCAAATTTAATCTGCGTAATAAGCGGTGCCGTAGTTGTCGCGTCTATGGGTAAAATGACCAAGAAGTTATCTCCGGACGAAGTGAGGAAAAAATCGTTAGAAGAGGTAACCAACGGCACGTGAGTGGCAGGCGGAACCCCCGCATCTGCATCGTACACTATCACAGTATCATTGTAGCAGATTTGTCCCGTCGCTACGGAAATACCTACAAATTCGCACAAACTGTTTCGCAGATCCCGTAAATACGTCCATTCGTGGTCAGTCCAAAAGTCTTTCCACCATTCTCCGACTTCTTCATTTCGTGCCCAGTACATCGCATCATACGCTACAATGTCCCGGTACATATTGTACTTATCGGTTTCGGAAGAATCAATTTTGCCCACAAACAAATACTCAGGATTGTTAGGATCGTAGTCGTTATACACTTCAATGGCATACCCGCTAACATCGTGAGTGAGTCCGTACACTTCGACCTCAAACTTATTTGCGTTGCAGGCGCCCAGTTCCAGTTCTCCGTCGCAGAGTATTTCTTCCAAGTGCATAGACCCCGCCGTAATGCCGAGACCGGGAGTGGTTCCGTCGATATTGTAAACGGGCGTGCCAGAAGGACCCGTTAGCCGAATTTTGAAAAATCTGTTCAGGTTCATTTTAATACTCCACTAAATCAAACGTAAACTCGGCATAGATAATATCGTCCTCTGTTATGCGCTCAATGGTAAACTGCATATTCGGCCGATAGAAATAGCCGGTTTCGTAGGTATTACTCTCATCATTCCAGAACGTGAGTGGTACTTTTCTCTCGTCGTGGTCTGTTTCGTGGCTCACAAAGAAATCCTGAATTGCCTGCTTTTCTGCGAGGTGAAGATGCGGTCGGGTTTTGAACTGAATAGCCGTTTTTCGCCCGGCCGCAGTGACACGCGTCAGGTCTCTTGTGTTGTCATCGCGGTACGCTTTAATCTCTTCCCGCTGATTTGGGGTTGTGGACCACGAGGCCAACTGAATATACTGATGAGGAAAAATATCATTTCCTGATTTCAAGAGATACCCGTCAAATGCCATACTTCATTCCTCCTTAATATGCAAACGCTCTACCCGTTTGCTTGTAGCGTTTTTCTTCTTCTGCCCAAACAACTTTTGCGACAGTCTTGCCGTCAATCTGCAATACGATAGGATCGTGAGAGCCGCCACCCATCTCTGCGAGAACTTCTGCCAGTGCCTGTTTGATTGTGTCAAGCGGAGCCTCAATATTCGTACCAGATTTCTGGTCACCGAGCATTGCAAGGAATTCTTTGTTGGGCGGGATTACCGCACCTTGTGCCAGCCGGGGAATATTAACTTCCCGGAGTTCCGGAATATTAAATCCGAAACGCTTGCCGCCAATAACAGGCACCCAGTCGGGCACATCAAATCCTACACTGTTGATACCCTTAATTAGGAAGTTGATGCCCTTAATCAGTCCGTTAGTCAACGCCTCCACGCCGCTGATAATCGCATTAAGGATCTTCTTAATAAACGACCACGCGCTCTCCAGTCCGCTCTTAATGCCTTCAAACACAGAGTGGAACACGTTACCCACGGTTTTCAGAACGCCAGCAACAATCTTGAGTACCCCTACCAATGCTTTTATGGCTACCGTAAGTACTCCAGAAATAAGCCCGACCACAAACTTGATAATGTCAATTATCGGAGTGAGGAATGAAAGAATGAGACTTATTATGTCCACAAGAGGCTGCAGGCACACATTCAGTATGTCCAAAAGCGGAGTGAGCAGTTCAAGAATGGGTTCCAGCAACATCCCCACTACCGAGAGTAGATATCCTAACAAATCCAGCACCGGCTTCAGCAGGTCGAGTATAGGACGAAGGATATTTACGAGAAGTTCCATCAGCGGCGCCATCAGTTCCAGGAGAGGCGGCAATATGTAGCCTATAGCATCGAGTAGCCCATCCACGACTGGCATAAGCGCGTCAAGAATTTCAAATATGAACGGCAGCCAAGTGTCTACCAGAACTTTGAATACCGGTTCCAGTGCCACCATCACCTTCTCCAAGATAGGTAAAATCTTGTCAATAAGGTGCTGGAGTGGCGGCAAGCACAACTGTATGAATTTGACAACGGCAGGCAATATCAAGTCCGCAGCCTCTTTGAATAGATCCGCGACGGGAGGCAGTAGCGCGGATATAATAGGAAGAATAGCGTCAACTATAGGCAATACTGCGGCTACAATCTCCTCAATCACAGGCCACAAAGTCTGCAAAACTTCGCCAATGGACTTTATAAGACCGCCGATAGTTTGGAATATTGGAATGTCCGATCCAGAGAACGCGTCTCCTAATGAGGTAAATAATCCCGAAAATACCGTCTTTACGCCTTCGTAAACCGATGTCCAGTCAATTTGGGTAATTAGTGTTGCTATAAGAACGGGGAGCCCGGACAGTAGTTTACTAATCACCTCGGTAAATATAGACACGTCCACAGTATTCAAGAACGCCGAAATTCCGTTTAGGAGACCTGTCAATACTGCATTCCAGTCTATGGAATTAAGAAGTGTGAGAAACGCTTTTCCTATGCCATTAAGGAGTGTCGCAAGAGTTTCAAAGATAGCCTCAACGTTGATACTGCCGATGGCGCCCTTAAAGAAATCTGCAATAGTCGTTCCTAACTCTTCCCAGTTTATGCCGTTCACAAGTCCGATAAAGAGATCCAAAAGCACCGTCTTGAACTTGATAAACGCTTGTCCCAGTTTTTTCGCATCAAGGGCGGACAGTAGCGTGCCGAGCGTATCAGCGAGTTTTTGACCAACTCCTTCCAGGTCAAGCCCGTCAAGTCCGGTTACAACGGCGTTGGCAATCTGATTGACGAGGCCTGTAAATTTGGGCAATATCGTGTCTTTTACTTTGTTAAAGAACCCGAGTATTTTGTCCCCGATTACTTGGCCTACCTCAGTAAAGTCCTGCTTTTCCCACGACTGCTTGACCAGCGTAGCGAAGTCTGATGCCGCGCCTTCCACATCGGCCTTTGCATACGTGACATCCAGCAGATTACCTTTGCCTTTGCCACTACCGCTATCCTTGTCGTCCTGAATAACGTCCAGTTTGTCATACGCGCCGAGTTTTTTATTCGCCTCATCAGCCGCTTTACCAGTTTCTTCCAGGCTCGCGGCAAAATCATACTGATTAGCCGTGGCTTTGTAGATATAATTTTGCCCAGTCAGTGTGGCGAAAAATTTTCCTATGAGTTCCATCGTATCAGACAGTTTGTCCATTACGATGTTCAGTAGCGGAATAACTACGGTCGCGAGGGGCTGAAATGCAGTGGCCAGGGAGCCTTTCAGTCTGTTAAGGGTCATCACTATGCTGGACAGTTGAGCATTGACTTCCTCAGACTGGGATGCAAGGGTTTTGAACGCAGTGGTAAAAACAGTGCGCAGTCGCTTAATCGCGTAGTAGGCCGTCCTGAAACCAAATCCAAACATCAGGATATTTCTCTGCAGATGTTTGAACTTCTTTCCCAGGTCACCGGATGTTCTATTGCCAGCCTTGTGGAAAATATTCATATTCTTCACGGCGCCAGCAAGTCTACTGACTACACGTCCAAGACCTTTTACAAGTGCAGCCGCACCCCGGGCAGCGAGCGCAAATCCTTTACCCAGAACCTGTCCGATTTTCACACCAATGGACACAATTTTCTTTAGTACAGGAATAACTTTCTGCGCGCCCTGCACAATTTTACCTAATACCGGATGTGCCTGTGTGAGACTCTGCACGAATCCAGAGATTGCGAATTTTACCTTATCTCCAGTCGTTTGCATACCTGCAAGGCTGTTTTTCGCATCGTCCGCTCTGGCCGTAATGTTGGCCAATTCCTGAGAAGCGTCTCCGTTGCCCATCCTAAACGCTTGCCCAGCACGGACCATTTCCATTAGTTTGTTTTTGGCATCCTCGATTTTTTCCATCAACGAGGAGGCGTCATAACTGGCAGTTTTGAGCCCTTCAGGAGATAGTTTACCGAGTGCCTGCATACGCTTATACTTCTCGGTCAGCGAGGAAACGGCTTTTTCGAGTTTATCAAGATTCTCTAACTGCTCTTTATACTCTTCCGTGTACGGACTCATCTGTGCGTTCGCACGAGCCTCTACGGCGCCAGTCCTTCTGCCGCTACCCGCTATGCCGATACGAGTAGCGTTAATGGACCTGATTTCATCCTTAAGGCGCTTAACGTCCTCTTCGGCAGCGTCAAATCTAAACGCCTCTCCCTCTTTGACCATCTGCCGCATCGTCCGGAGAGTGGAGTCCAATTCAGAGGAAACCTGCGCTACATCGTATTGCAGGGATTCCCACTGCTTATCCGTCGCTCCAAGTTCGGCCATTTTCTTGGACTTCTCATTGAGTTGTTCAAGTTTTGTCTTGAGGCGGTCTGCTTTATTCTCCTGCTCTACGTACTTATCCGATAGTTTATTTTCGTCTACGACCGCGTTATATTTAGCCTGCTCTTTATTGAGGGACGCTACGGAAGACATCAGTTTTACGTAAGCGCGGTTGATCTTTTCGATAGTATCAGCCGTGCCGGAATCTGCAAACGTTTCTGGATGTTCTGTAACATATTTACGGTAATCTATCATTTCCAGTAATTCGTTACGCTGCCTGACCGCGGCCGCCCACGTGTTTACCTCTTCTTTTTCACGTGACCCAATGTATTTACCGGATTTGTCTATATAGTTATCAATAAAACGTTGCAGGTCTACAACTTTACGTTGGTCCTCTTCCAATGCGGCCAACTCTTTTTGATACCACTCGGAAGATTGTCCTGCCTTAATAAGTGCTTGACGATACGCCTCTTCGGCACGAACTACCTTAGCCATACTGCCTTCGACTTTAGTTAAGGCAGTCTCAAGGGACTTACCAACCTTAGAACCGTCGATAGAGCCCATTGCCTTGCCTATGGAGGCCGTAGTTTTGGCTAACTGCTTTTCAATGTGCTCCAGTGCGCCCTGATCCAAGTTAGTCATATCAATGTCAGCGACCTGTAATTCTACAGGCACAATTACGGGTTTTTCAGCCATTATTTGTCACCTCCCTTATTCCAGAGTTCGCGCACAAGATTTTCTGCCTCGCGGTCTTGCACGGATGTTTTCTTCCATACAAAGTATTTAGGATTTGCCTTCTTGAAATCTTGTTCCCACTTTTCAAGTTTTTTATGCTTACATAACTTGTCACGAATGCCTACGACCGTAGAGAGTACGGACTCTCCGACTGACATATAATATCCTAAAAACGTCCACCAGTGTAGGTATTCAATGGTGCGTACTTCGGTTTTCGCCACATTGTTGACTGCCGCGCAAACCATTTGAGCATCCCCCTCCCAGTCTATCAACTGGGCACCGGAGTCGGCTCCAGGAGACTGCTCTTCGCCGGCATTGATAAACTTGAACATTTCCTTCGTCAAGTCTCCTACATACTCTCTGTTTGCGTCCAAGTCATCCAAATCCGAAAACTCGTTATAGAATATTAAAAGAGAAGCGAGGACACGGTAGTCCTCGCTTAACTCCTCATCCTGAAGTGCAGAGAAACAGTCTAACACCATTCGGAAATCGCCGGAGTCTCGTATATGAAATTCACGGTCTCTGACCGTAACAGTGGTAGGCAGTCGGTACATCGTTATTTCCTCGTGTACTTATCGGTATGTTTTTTCAACTGTTTCTCCATCTTCGTAAATTCGGATTGCAGATTATCCTCATACTGTTTCATCAGCACGGAGATAATGTGTTCAAACCGAAAACTACCGTTAAACGGATCGTACATAGATCCATCCGGCGCAGTGACCTCGGATACGTTTGAATCAAACATATAGTCCAGAAGTTCACGCATTTCCGCATCGACATCTTTAAGACGCGCCGAAATTACGGACGCATCTTTCAGAACGGCATCCGGGTCCTCTTTTTCAGCAGGATCAATGCCTTCCATAATCTTACCCGCTTTTTCCTGCAAAGCAGTGAGTTTCGGATAAGTTTCGGAAATACGCTGGATAATATTCATATCCGACGTGTTCAGTTCAAGGATCCTACTATCGTCGTGGTCGAGCCGAAATTTCTTTTTCCGGATTACACCGAGATCCAGGTCGATTACATTATTGACGGTATTTTGTGTGGGGAAAACTTCTGCCATATTCTGCTCTCCTTTATTTCTTATTTCGGGACGTGCCAATGTTGTGAGACGTCCCGACATTTCGAGATGTGCCCACGTTACGGGAGGTGCCGACATTCCGACTTGTTCCGGTAGATTTCTTTCCCGTGCCTGTCATAGACAGTTTATCGTAACTGCCGACACCTTTACCGTTACGGGTCTTATCTTTGGCGATACTCATTACGCCTGGTCAGGAGTGAACTCGAAATCGTCACTCAATTTGTTCACGCTGCCCTTGGTAATCTCGTTGCTATAATGCACCTCGATGGGCATACTGTTGTAGGAATCCCCGCCGAGGCTCGTCGGGATGATAGAACAACCGGTATGCTTAACCGCTTTATACGAGGTCGTCGCGGGAGTTCCGGACGACTCACTGATGAACGCGGCGATGACATAGATGTTGAAGGTGCCATTGTACGCGTCGATGTTATTCTCCAGGGCCGCATTGACCAGATATTCGCCGAGGGCAGAGCCGCCGAGCAGGTAGAACGGATCAAAGGTCTGCTGAGGCTCGGTCTTGTTGACATCCGTATAAGTTTTACCCAGAATATCAGTAGAAGTCTGAATATCCGGATTGAACTCAATGCTGGAGTCCTCCGTACGCGCACCGAGAATTTCTCTGACTGCCGTCTGACCCGCCGCGGGCGTCCATTCAGCAACCGTGATGAGAGTTTTTCTCTGCGCACGCACACCCGCGCCAAGATTCATTGCCTGTGCCATAATAACATTCTCCTTTTCTTTTTATTTTAGTGTTTCCACACGCATTGCGTGGTATCAATATAGTCTATCTGAATAGATATCCTATATACCGCCATCGGGGGAGTTACCGACGTGTCCACCCCCACGGGGTCGGGTTTTGTGGTAAGAGTTCTCATTTTTTCAATGATACACTCCGAGTCAAAGGCGGGATAGTTTTGCAAACTATCTTGAGCATTTATCCAATCAAGAATTGCCTGAACATCCTGAAAATCTTCCAGGTTCTCGTCAGATAATCCTTGTACCACAGGATTGTATGCAACAGACTTGAAACTGTCCACGCTGAAAGTAAACCTTTTTTGGACGCTACCATCAATATACGGGCGGTGCAGTGCAGCGTCATCCGAACGGGTTATGACCTGATGAGCATTGTTCTGAATGTTGCCGAAATTGAAGAATAGCGGGTTTTCCTTTATTGTTGGACAAGTCTGCAAAAAATTGAGTACGGCCTGGCTTTTATCCATTGTTTCTCACCCACCGTATAATTTCAGGCGTTATCTGGTCTACGAAGTCTTGCCAGTCTTGCGTTCCAGGAACAACACGCTCATCCCAGTAAGGCTGAGGCTGGTGTGGCTGATGCCCGCCCGGCCGGAAGTGAAAATGACCGCGCGACAATCCATTGTAAAGTAGATATGCGATTTCCGGACCAGTTGCGTTTGTTCCTCCGTGCCGAGACCAAATCACACGACCGTCGGACACGGTGTACGACTGCAGGTGCCGGTCTTCCGGTATGTCCAGATTACTGCGGGGAACAAACTTTGTCACCTGTTCGGCCCACGCACGGGCAATCATATTAGCGAGAGCAGGATCTTTTCGTATGGACGTGAGTCTCGGATTCAGGTGCTCGTTCACTGCACGTCTCAAATCTACTGCCTTAAAACTTTTGCGAACGAACAAGTTTACACCAACATCCATAGTCACACCCCCTTTACTAAATAATGTTCGTTGCCCCTTCCTTCACCTGTGTTCACGGCGCATCGTTGCACAACCATACATCCTTGCAGCCGTCTATACTTTGTGAGCAAGTCCGAGGACCGCTGCCCTGCAACATACTCATTTACCACATCACTGACTGCACCTCTGATAACAATATCGCCGGTACCGAACGTGAAGAAATCACAGTATTCCGGTATACCGTCTGCCGTCATAACGGGCTCGCCGAGTGCCGTGCAGAATTGTTCGTTATCGAGGGTTGTCAGATACGTGGCAAGAAGATCCTGTTCCCACTCGTACCGCTCTCTGAACATCGGACTTTTCGGTACGCGGCACAGTGTTACCGCCGTTTCCAGCACCGTCTCACCGATTGTAAGTTGGTTTTCCGTGTATTTCCAAAAACAATCAGTAAGTATTGTCTTGTACCAGCGGATTATGTGGGTGGTTGGATGCTCAAACTTGTTGAACACGGTTATAGACTTATCCCACCAAACAGGATAATTATTCACCTTTATACAACCCCCTATAAAGGAGAAATCTGCCAGCCTCATTCATTACACCATACAGGTATAACTGAATGGCGCTCTGGATTTCCTCATCGCACAGGTTAAAGACATCCGTAGATGCCATACCGTTATACGACACGGACACGCCGTCATTGGATTGCGAGGTGATATAAGCCGTTCCTGAGGCAGAATCTGAACTATTTCCTAACGAAAGTGCGTCGGCCTTTTTCTGCACCAAGTCAATGATGTATTTTATGACCCGCTTTACTTTATCAGGAATTACCGCGTCCTTTGCAAGTCTGTTAAACGTGGCATAATTTACCAACGCCTCGGCCCTAAACTCGTAGTCATTGAAAGTGGTCTCATCAAGCGTACCGCCCAATGCCTTGTACTCTTCGTAGGTTAGATACATTAGGACCACCTCACTTCAACGGTTACTTTTTTGCTGATTTCTTCGCGGCAGAAGTCGTTTCCTGGTTCAAGCCACGTGTTTTTGTTGCTGCCGCAAGTTCCGACGTGAGTTTCGCGACCTGGTTTTCCAGTTCAGCAATACGCGCCATATTGTCCACGTATGCCTTCTGTAATGTACCAAAGTCGTTCGGAATAGCGGCTTGCAGAATTTTGCCATCCGGAGAGGTGAGATTATAGCCAAGTTGCAGATACCGCTGAACCTCATCTTCCGGCACGTTTAGAACCACATTGCCCCTCTGTACTCGTGCCATTATGTTTCTCCTATATAACTTGCCATTCCTTTATTTACGATAAGGTTGGCGCGTTCTTTTGTGACTGCGTACACTTCGCCCGCCTCTACCGTTCTGTTGAGTACCGTGTCCACATATCTCATCGAGGCACGAATCTTAACATACTCGGGCTCGACATACTTATAGGTAGATTTACCTGTAAGCAAGTCTAACCACTTGTCCGGTTTCGGCTTATACTCGAAATGAAACATACCAGATTTTTCATATATGCTCTGCACATCGACATTCGACATATCAAAGTTTACCACGATAGAATTTTCAGGAGTTGCGCCGAGTTCATCCAACATCAGCAGTGGTGTTACTATGACTGGCGTACCCAAACACAAACTTTCATAGACTGTGTAAGGAAATCCTTCCGTGTCGCTGAGCAATACGGTATAGTCAGCGTACTTAATCCACTTGCGGACATCAAGAGTTGCCTTGTGGAACATAACATTATCGCTGCCCATATCGACCACTTTATCTGCAAATATGTGCCATACGTAAGGAATTCGCGCACTATCAAACAGTTTTACCAGTTGTTTAATGCGCTGAACACCTTTCTCTCCGCTCATACGCTGGGCGGACACCAAAGTCATAATACGAGGCTCACAATCTATCTGTATAGGATTATACAATATTCCTGTAACGAGACGATTAGTAACTTCCTCGTAGGACTTGGCGTTGTTGGCACTAACTGCATAGCGTGTCGTAATTTTATCAGACTGCGGATTATTATGAATCCATCCTTGTAGGATTTCACTCTTAAAGTCCGCGTGGATTATTTGGATATACTCGTCGGCCTCAAACTCGTCTATTGCATCTACCGCGTAATTGAAGAACGCCTTGTGGCATTTTATCGGCTTCTCCATACTACTCAACGGCAAAATTCTGCAATATCGACTGATCCGGGCTATCTGAGCAGGATCTCCTGTACGATATACGATTGTTAGGTCTCTACCGTGCTTATACGAAAGCCTGGCTAATTCGTATAAGAAGGTCTCTATACCGCCTATATTATTTATGTGTAACTGGTAGAATACATTACAATACAAGCGGCGACCTCCTTATACGAATTGTCTATACCGAGTATTACACAGACGGCGTGCTTTCGGTAATGTTGAACTGGATGGCGTCAGCCTTTTTGTTGAGGATGAACACGTCCTCGAAGGCCTCTTCGTAGTAGTAGTATTTGCCTTCGGTGATGGCCGACGGAGGATCCAGTTTGGAGAACGTGTAGGACACCGGAGTGATGACGGCCGTGGGAAGAATGAGGCACATATTGATCTGTTTTGCCTGCGGATCAACGGCCCAGCCGTTCACGTCGGAGAAGTTGTAGAGGGTCTTCATCAGTTCCGAAGGAACGCCGATGATTTCAACCTCATCCAGACGATGAACCTCGCGGTCAATCATATCTCCGCCGTTCTGAACGTCGAAGGTACGAGTCAGGCCCTGCGCGTTCTTGAGCATCGTCTTGACCTCATTGGTGCAATACAGAACGCGGCCGGTGACCGGAACGCGGGCATTGTCCATCTTGAGCATCAGAGCGTCGAACACACCGAGAATGTTGGCAACGGTAAGTTCAGTGGTGTCCGGAGTACGGCCGACATACGCATCGTGACCGGTAGACGCGGCCACAGAGGTCGTCCAGTCATAGAAGATTTTGGAAATCGTGTAGGCATCCATTTCCGGGAACTTATGCTCCTCGTTGAACACCTGGGTGATGTTGGCGATGGACGCGGCCATATTTGTCTGGTCGATGTCCTTCGGATGAACGAGAGTGGACCATTTACGCTCATTGACAAGCGTCTTGGTCTCCCACGCGTTGTTGTAGTTACGCTGGGCAGTTCCGATGCTATCGCGGTCGGCATTCGTGCGGCCGGACGTGCTGATAGACGGAATCTCAATGGTTTTACTGTTTACCCAGCGAAACCGGCCGTTGTTCGGCGTAGAGTACAGGCGACCGAAATACAGAGCGTACGGAAACGCCTGCTCCAGTGCCCGCTGGTACTGGGTTGCGTAGTTAAGGTTCGGAATCTGGGAACTCGGCATAATGATAATCTCCTTTTCAAAATTTTACTTGTTTTCGTGGGGTCGGACTCCGACAAAGTTGAAGGAGAACGGATTACTTTCGCCCGCCGGCTCGCTCGCTTGAGGACTCGTGGGTCCTGCAAAGTGCGGCTTGGGCGGAATATTCGCAGTATCGTCCGCTTTTTCTACCATAAAGGCATCCGCATTTTCTTTGGTGTAAGCAGTGACGAAATCTGTTGCACCTACGATGGTATCACCCTCCATCGTAAAATTCTTGCCAAGCATCGTGTTGATGAAGTCACGCTTTGCCGCCTGGCTGGTAAATTTCTGCTTATTCGCAAAATCATTTACCGCGTAGCGATATGCTTGGTCGCGCAACTGCTTTTCATACGCCTTGGTGTCCTTTTCGTACTTCTTCTGCAAATCTGCAAAATCAGTACCGAGTTTCGTAAGTTTCTCGGCATCTGTGCCGGCGGTCTTTAACCGCTCCTGCAGAGCCGCGAGATCCGTGTCCCTCGTTTTGATGGTGTCATCCAGGGCCGTGATGCGGGTGTCTCTTGCCGCAAGGTCATCCGTATACTTCTGCTTATCGACATAATTGCCTTCGCTGAGGTCTACGAATTTCGCCTTGGCGGCGGTGGCGGCGGCAACAAACTGTTCATACGTAAGGGTACCGCCTTCTGCTTTGTCAAACAGGTCCTTCAGGTTCATTTTCTTTCCTCCTACAATCTGTTATCAGTTTAATTTATAAATCCGCAGTCACTCTCTGCGATGGATTGTGCCTTTCTTTAAGTGTTGTAAGGCTCAACCTATAATAACGCCCGAAGGCGAATATTATACCGCGCGCTTTTTGGCGTCCTCTTCCAGGTCGTCGATACGGTGATTTATTACCTTTATCTGTTCTTTGAAAACAGGAATATTTTCGTTAAAGAGTTGGGCGTAATGATTATGAGATTTTAGGTCATTCTTCATCTCGGACATACTTTCCTTGATGTGGGCAATCTCATTGTTCATCACCTGCTGATTAGTGTCCAATTTATGGGTCACACTATCACGGGTTGCCTTTGACGATACAAAAATTCCAACTAAGGAAACAATCGCAGAGATTATACCTACAATCAACGCCTCACTCATTGTATGTACCTACCTAATGATGATTTTTGACTCGGGCCGGGTTTGATGTCATCGCCCCCGGCCTGGTGCAAGGAGGGTTGAACCGTCAAAGTTTTCCCCACAAATACATTATACAACGCTTTTGTAGGAATGTCAATGACTTTTCAAAATATTTTTATTCTTGACCTTTGATAGCATCAACCGCTCTACTCTTGTTAGGATTTTCCAGACGGTCAGCCTGCTCTCCTGTACTCTTTTTTGCGGATGTTGTGTCTGACAAATCTTTTTCTTCGTCCGCCGGTTGCTCATTATTTCCTACGGCCCCGGCAGCCTGTGCCTTTATCGTCTCTGCCTGAATATTACGCATTATTGCCTGAGTGGATTCCTCGTCAATCTGGCGTAACGCGGCACGCGCCTGATTTTCGGTCTCTCCGAAATACCACATACGCGTTTCGAGTTTCGAGGCAAGTCCGTTCTGCATTAACGTGATCCTCTTGGACAGTTCTGATTCACTGTCTACGATGATAGAATCATCCCACTCAAAGGACGCCTCGTAATTACCAGGAGGTGTCACTTCATAAAGCGTGGAATACACATCCATTACATAGATAGTATCTTCCAGGGCTGCTTGAAGGGCCTGCTGAATATCCGCGTTCGTCGCAAAACTTCTCTGTTTCAGGATCTTCAACTCGGTAGCCGTCTTTGCCTCGGCCGTTGTGATTTCCGAAAGGGTGCCACGGCTTAATCCCGTTGCATCTTCAATCCTGGTAAGAATCGTATTCAGCCCGCGCATAAGCGAGGTGTCCCGGAGAGGGGGTGCAAACACTTTATACGTGTCTTCCGCGTTAAGATCCACCTTTCTGAATAGCCGTTGCTGAACCTGCGGAAGTTCTGATTTACCTTCGCCGTTCGGGTCGGTAACAAATTTCAAAGCATCTCGGTCAACGTCGATAGCCAGTTCGCCGCCCTCAAATTCCCAGAGCATCCGGCTATACTGCATATCCGCGTCCTTGATGAGATTTACAACGCGGCTATACCCAGACACGCCGAGCGGTGAATACGGATCTACTGTATTAGCCTCCGGCATCCTGAAGTATGCAAAGAGAAGGCGGTCAACATCCTCAATTACTGTCGTCTCTTGCAAACTTGCCCACTCGGGCACATCCTTAAGACTAATCTGCCTACCGAGATTGGTAGCCGAACGCACGCTACTGGAATTGGCAAGAGTCATATCCTGGCTCTCGAACGCGAAATTCTTAACGATGACCCGACGTCGATCCAGTTTGTGGTATTCAAGCCTGATATACACACGCTCCCGTGCCTTATCTGCTTTCGTCTGTACGAATGCCGCCTCCAGAACTTTGCCATTGGCGTCAAACGACAGAGGGAAAAAGCGGTCAGCCTGAATGAAGTCGAACTCAATTTCAGCAGTAGGAAGATTGGGATTGTAACTCAATTTTCCAGAACGGGTTGAACTTGCAGAAACGCTCGTATTTGCGTTTGTGTTTTTATCTGCGTTCTCACTCACAGACTCGTTTTGGTTTTCGCCAAGCGCAAAATTTTGCGTTTGTGTGTCGTTTGCTTGTGCATCTCGCTTGTCATTGTCAAACAGTACGATATAGGGCTTAATAACAAGTCCGCCTTTTGCAATTCCGTACTCCAACTGTCTGCGAATTTGCCGTAAAAGTTTTTTGTACTGAATGTTCAAAAACTCGGCACGCTCTGTTGATCCAACCGGTACTTGCGTTTTCTTTTGCTCAAATGCCGTAGGCATATTGAGTCCGGCGCCCCCGGAAATCGCGTCGCGGGTCGTATCTGTCAATGACGGCTGACCTTCATTTTGAGAATTAGCGGGTATTGCCGTCATTTGAGTCGCCGACGAAGTGTCAGGATTTGCTACCGTGTCCACATCTTGTGTAGGTGCAGAAATTTCGGACTTCATTTCGAGCGTGACCATACGGGCTTTCTCACTGGCAATTAACGCCGGAAGACCGACAGATACAATTCTTGTCGGATTTTCGAAGGTAGGTTCTCTGCACCACGGAGACATTCCTTCATACATATCTGACCACAACTGAATAGCATCTGCCATTCGGTCGGAAACGCAAGGAGTGACCTGTAAGACCTCTTCAACGCTCTTTTTCGGTAACATCTTTCTGACAATCTCCTTTATCTTATTCCAGATGGCGCCAAACAACATCGTTTGTACCTCATTTCTTGGACTTTTTCTTGGTGTCCTTCGTAATCACTTTTCCATTGCGCACTCCTACGATGGATCCTGCCGGAAATACCCCCACAAAGGCCGAAGGAACGTCAAAACCTCCACTGTACTTGCGATTCGTTGGTTTTTTTCTGTCATTTGCCATATAACAAACCTCCTTAATTATAATTATGCGGTAATTTTTTCTTCCACAGTAAATCAACTACGTACACATTACGCGTGGTATCATAATGATATCCACCTATTGTAAATACGGAGTCTCGGTTTACAATCGTCTCGCGTTGAGCATCTCCAAACCAGTTTATGCTATCATCGCCTATCCACATCGCGGCACCCTTTGTGCCCCCGGGTATGTAATATCTATACTCAACATTTTTATCGACATTGCCGATAGATAATCCTTGGTCTGCCGCGGATGCCGCGTGATGTCCTAATATAACGGTCTCTGTGCCCACTAACCGGTCTAATTCTTGCGGTGTCTTTACTCCCCCCAACTGTTTCCAGTCCGACAAGCGGGACACCACAACGTCCCTATATATTACAGACTGGTCAATCATATTGTCTAATGACCGTGTCCACGCCTGATGTTCGGCGTCCATCGACGAAAAACCTTTGTACTGTTGTCCGTCCATAAACTCTCCGCCAGTCCAGGCATCAATCGCAGCCAGGTCTTCCTTAGAATCGACAATTTTCATTGCCAAGTCATTAAAATTTGAGTGATCCTGGAACCATTGAGCAGTTTTTCCTTCGTCCGACAAAAAATCGGTGTCTGGAGCAGTAGGATCCAGCCGCGCCCTAAACATCTTAAACTTTGTGAGGTCTATTTGGGATAAGTCTATCCTATCAGAGACATCACGAATGCCCCTTGGAAGACCGCTCTTTCGTCCGTTACCCATCTAATTGGTCTCCTTTATGAATATCCCACCTAATATACTGCACATTGCCCGGCACATCTGCAAAATTTCTGGTAAAAAACAGTATTTTTGACGGATTTAATCGCTTTAGCATCTCGGTATATCCGTTATAGAAATATTCCCGGTCATCTTTTGAGCGTTGTGTGCCCACATTACTGACGGCAACAATACTATTTTTGGGTAATCCGTCGAAACACCAGTCCCAAGTTTCCTCTGTTCCCCACATAACTGTCGGCACTACAAGCATATTATAGCGCATTTGCCAATATTTTACAAGCCAGTTATTGCGGTAAAAGTTAAAAATTCTTACAGGAAGAGGAAAATCCGCATACACGGAAAAATCTGGCCCTATAATATACCCAAAACGGGATAATAGTTCGCCGTATCTGTCCGGGTTTGTCCACACGCGTTCAAATTTATAGTCATCCTCGAAGAAATGTACCCCAAATTTGCTCCGGTCGTAGCGGTCTTCCCGTAACCGCAAACAATAATCGAATTCCACGTGCCGTTCGACGGCGGGAAGTTCAAATACCGGTGCGATTTCTGGCATCTGATACTTCCCAATCCCGTCGAAAAATCCTACATCGAGGTTCTGAAATCGGCTCATTGTTAGACTATTCTATTTTAATTAGACAACCGCCGTTATAACACCTGTATTGTCAACTGTGTAGTATAAGCCACTACTGTAACTGTCTTTCAATCCGGTTGATGTTGCTTGAATTGCTGAGAAGGCGAATGTGTTTGCTGGAATAGTAACTTCACTATCTGTTAAAGGTCTTGCAAAGATAGTGCTATTACCAGTGTGAGCAGGAACAAAGAAGCCAAATGCTTTCATAGCCGCATAAACTTTTAAGCCCACTTCTGTAGTTGGAGTATCAACATTAGAGCCATTGAAGTCTACAACCGCGGAGGAAATTAAGTCATCGACATACTTTTTTGTGGCCGCGTGGCTGGTATTTGTGGGAGTTGCGCACCAAAGTTGTCCGTTTGCATTTCGCACCGCGACAGAGTTTACCTTCGCGGTATCTTTTGCAAAGTCAAGCATATCCAGCGAGCCGTTGCCGTTGTTTACGTAGACTTTAAATTTTCCGGGCAGTTTTGGAATATAGCCGTTCGCAACCTTCGGGGCAAAGTTATCAACCACAAACTTTTTCCGTGTGAGTTGATTGTCACTTGTCGGATCCTCTGCCGACACGGTTACTTGACCAGCAAAAGTACCATTCCCGCCGAAGGTCACGTTTCCAGCACTGTTGATGACAAGTCCATTTTTCCTGGACGCCTGCGTTCCGACACCGACCACGAAAATATCCGCCGAGCCTGGCGCTACATTCCAGCGTCCGATGACCATCTGTCCCTGCACGGTTCCTGTAATAATGCCGAGGCCGATTGCCGTTCCGTACTGTGCATTACAGGACGCGCCTCGACCAATCGCGATGGAGCCTACCTTGAGTGCTTCCGTGTTTCCTTCGTTATTCGCAAGATTTGATCCGAATGCGAACGAAGTGTCCCCGCTTGCAGTCACGGCGCTGCCGCCTGCAAAAGACCGCATCCCCGTCGCCTTTGTATTTTGCCCGATTGCCAAGGCTGCACTATTCGAGGCCTGCGCGCCCACACCGAGTGCGACTGCCCCTTGTCCCACTGCCTTTACTTGATCGCCGAACGCCATACTCCCGTTTCCGCGCGATTCGGTCTCAAAACCAAATGCGACGCTTGCTGGACCGGTAGCCGAGTTCCTATATCCTTGTGCAAAAGAATAGTTGCCGCTCGCGGTGCAGGCATATCCTGCGGAAATCGCATCATCTCCGCTGGCGATGCTATATGTCCCCGCCGTACTATCACCACTACCCATGGCCCAAGAATACATACCGCTTGCGACGGATCGGCTCCCCATAGCGACGGCACCCCTTCCTGTCGCTACGGTCATTTCGCCCATCGCTAAAGCGTATTTTCCAAGAGTCGAATCAGTAGGATCACCTGCTACGCACGCGGCACCCATAGCAGTGGATGCCTCACCGTATGCCCGGCTCTGTTTATTTTGCGCGTGAGCATATTTGCCCGCCGCAATCGTAGACGCGCCTTCTGCGTGCGAAAAATCTCCGAGAGCCTGGACTTGAGGATAAACAGTAGGCTCGGTTGTCTCCGTATTGTCCGGGCGTCTTCCGCCCTCGGCATACGCGAATAGTCCGCTCGCTATGTTCTCATATCCCGACTCGGTATTTTTCGTCGTACTGTTGATGACGATGGAGTTATTACCTGTTCCCGCCTCAATTCCCACAAGGGACAGTGCGATTCCTATTGCCTCGTCAATTTTTGCCCCGGTATAGTTCGACTGATAATTGGCCATAGCCGTATCCTCCATTTATTTTTATATAAAGTATGTGTTTCCTTGTAATTATTGTCCTTTTCTCCGCCAGACACGCTCAAGAGCGTACCGAACGGCGTCTATACTATGGTTATTCGCATCGGGATAACCACTGACGACCTCATCATCCTTGTCCCGTTCGTACTCATATTCCACGAACTCTTTTAGGGTTTCAGGACATCTCGTAGGGTCAATGTAGATATGGTTAAGAGACTGTAACCATTTCATACTGTAATTGACACTATCCGGGCCTTTTTCAGCGGGACGGCACCCATATCCGCCGTAGGACTTGAAGTCAGAGATGGATTTTGGCTCTGCCGAGTCGGCAGTCACAATCTCATCATTCTCCATAAACCGCCGTTGCCGAACATTTCCGTCGATTTCCCGAACTTTTGTTAAAAATTCCTCGGTATAAATGGTCTTTTCGTAGTAAAGTTTATCAAACACCTCACGGTTTGTCATCTTATTTGCCCGAAACTCTGCGAAAATGTATAAATTCCGTCTATTCAGGTCAAAGTGACACTTGACAAACGCAAACGGATCAGGAAACCATCCCCAGTCAATACCGCTATAAATTCTATCAAAGTGGCTGATAAACTCATCGCTCATATACATAGGTTCGACATTTTCAAACACATTTCCGCCCGTGCCGACAGGAACTCCCAAATATTCGTGTTCATACGCACGCGGATTTGTGTTCTTGAGGTCTAAAGCCTCTTCTATAAACGCCTCACCGAGCCACTCTTCTGGCACATCGAGGTAGGTATTCTTGGTAACCAGGGTATTTTGTCGTCCGAGCGCATCAATAAGGTACTGATTTGCCCAGTTCATATTGCTTATTGGCGGGTTAAAAGAACGAAAGTCCCAAAAAACTTTACCGCCACGCATTGTAGACTGTAATACCTTACGAATTTCTTTCTCGCCGGAAAACTGGTCAAGTTCCTCGAACCACGTTATGCCGATATACCCGAAAGGAAGTTTAATGGACTTGACTTTATTAGGGTCATCGAGGCCAAAAAATAGGATCTGCTGCCCGGTAGGTAAAAATACAATGGGACTTGCAATGCTTTTTGGTATTTTGAAGAACGGCGTTAGCCCTAACTTATCAATTCCCCACACTACCTGCGACCACACGCTATTTTTCATCGTGTTACCGATTTTTCTGAATACCACGACGTGGATATCCGGGTGTTCGAGTAGGACAAGTGGGATTGCCTCTGAAATAAAGGATGATTTCGTCGAGCCACGCCCGCCGGCGAATACATAGTGGGTATGCTGGTGGGACAGAATGTCCTTTAACACGTCCTTATACATCGGGATAATTACATCCCGCAAAGAAATGTGTACTTCAGGATTTGCTACTTTGACGGTTGCAGGTCTCCCCCTCGGCATAGATTAGATACCTTCCCAGTTCAGTGTGACCTTAATCTCCGGCACGGCCGTATCATTCTCTGTCAAAGTGTCCATAATTCTCTTTGCCAGTTCCTGGGCTGCCCGGGTTCTTTCGCTCAAAGGAGCGTCCAAGCCGAACTGATCCTTGACTTCCCCGCGCATAACGCTGGTGAGGTACTGCAAAATCTCATCCGCGTCCGCAATCGTGGCTTTCTTCAACTGATCCAGTCTGTAGGTAATTTCGTCCGCAATATAGTCTTTGCCGGCGAGATTTTTCATCGTCAGCCCAGATTCGGACAAGGACTTGTTGATATTGCCGTTGGCTATAAACAGGCTGATAAACTTACTCTCCTTGGCCGAGAGAGGAAAGCCGTCGTGGGTAACATCTACGTTATCCAGTTGGCCGTGGCCCACCTTTTTCAGAAAATCCTGATAATCTTTATAGTCTCGCGCCATTACTGTTCCCCTTCCCGTTTCCGTTTATTTTCCAGGAGTTTGTTGGCAATCCCGCCCAACTGATTTTCCCTAATCTCGGTCGATTTGGCAAACAAGTCTTTCATCTTGACCGCCTGCAATTTCTGGGCCCGGCTCCCCGTCGCCATAACCCTATCAAGCGACGGCTGACCGCTATCGACGGCTACCTTACAACGCACCTCAGGCACGCCGTTTTTATATGCTAAAATAGTCATCGTCCTGTTATCTTTAGAAAGCCTAAACTGAAACAGAATATTATTGCCGTCAGTGGCCGGAACTTTCAAGGTAATCTTATTGGCCCCCACCGGCTCCAAGCCGGAATCCTCGGGTATGCGGCCTCTATAAACGACCGCGCCGCCGATGCCGTAGGTATCTGTTCCCAGATTTCCCGTACGCGACGCCTCATAGAGCGAATGTCCGGTACTACCCATTTGAAGAATCCTCCTTTATCTTGGCCCGAAGTTCATTCCACAACACCTGGTCTGTCGGCAGTTCCCAGCCGTTCTCCTCATACCACATATCGCGCAAGAAGAAAACGATCCTAATGGGCGAAATGGACTTGTACAGTTCATAATGCAGGTATTTCTGCTTATCCTCATCCCAGACTGCCTTATTTACGCTATATATGCTATGCGTAAGCCCTTCCCGGCCTACAAACTGCTTGGTGTTCAGCGTTAGTTTAATGCCCTTCGTCCCCAAGGCGGCAATTAGTTTCGTAGCCGTCGGCAACATCCTGGCCATCTGTAATATACCTCCTTGTATACGGTTCTACAAACATTATATATTATGATAGCGGGTTTGTCAATAGCAGACTTTCAAAAAATCGCCAGATATAGGTCAATTTTGTAAAATTTCAAAAATCGCCAGTTTATGGTCGATTTCTACCGGTAGAAAAATCGCAAGCACAAAAAAAAACGTGCCCGCTACCGAGTAGGGGGACGCGCCCATTTATAGGAAGTCCAACATTTATAGAGAGCCGCCCATTTATAGAAAAGGGACGCGCCCATTTATAGGTAAATTTACGAAAATTATAGGAGAGTGCCTGTCGGATACGCTCGCGCCCGCGGGGGCGGGCGGTTGCGTACCACGTCGGTCAGTTTTTCGCGTCCTGCGTTTTCGTGCCCTGGGCGCGTGTTTTCTGCACGCTCTTCTCCGCGCTCGGCGCGTTTTCTGCACGCTGGGCGCGGGTGTTTGCAAGAACGGCACAAACACTCTTCACGACGGTGGGAAGTTCGTCGTAGCCGATATTTTTCCGCTCGGTCGTCTTGGCGCGGTGCGTCTTTGTATCGCGTTTTACGATGAAGTGAAGTTCCTTCTCCAGCGCCTCAAACTGTTCCCGATTTACGCGGGCGCAGGAGGTGCATAGCCTGAATTTACACGTTCCAGCCTTCGCGTTGGCGTGGACGTAAAACTGAATCATCGTGGCGTTTTTGGTGTCGTTGCTGACCAACCTGTAATAATCGACCCGGTACTGCTCCGTCTGGTGGAATTTACTTTGGGCGTAGTTAGCATCCAGCGTCAGGAACGCGTCCGTCGTTTTCAGTGCCTTCTCCAGTTCCGCGAAAATCAGCACGGAGAACCGTTCGTTTTCTGTCAACGTTGAAACGTCCACGTCCTCGCACCGTACGATAGAATCAAGAGCCGCGTCATCCAGAGTCGCCAGAGTCTTTACAAGAGTTTCCAGTTTTTTCATAGGGAGATCCTTTCCTGCGTGGTGTGTTAATAATTTTCGCTGACCGCGCCACGCTCACGTTGCTTTCAGCATCTATATTGTAACATAACGCGAGCCGTTTGTCACGCGTGATTTTTCGGTGTCGTGCCCGCAGGGCCCGAGGGGCCGCAGGGCCCGAGG